CCAGAACAGGACAAGACCCAGCACCAGGACAAGACCCGACAGACCCGACAGCACTAGCACAAGACACGCCAGTACCAGGACAAGACCCGACAGACCCGACAGCACTAGCACAAGACCCGACAGACCCGACAGCACTAGCACAAGACCCGCCAGTACCAGGACAAGACCCGACAGCACTAGCACAAGACCCGACAGCACTAGCACAAGACCCGACAGCGCCATCAGTAACAGACGGAAATCAAAATAATCAATTTCAGTCTCAAAATTCTGTCACACCGAGTGATGCACAAGTGGGTCAAGCACTAAAATTAATTTTAAGTTTAGTTGGCTCAAATCAATCAAATGCAAACTTAAATTGTGCTGAACCGCAACAAGATGGCAATCAGGCAGTTACTAATGCAGCTAGTACCTTATCACAAAGCAATTCTTCATTCGGAAATTCAACTCAATCAAGTCCATATCAATCAACTCAATCAAGTCCATATCAATCAACTCAATCAAGTCCATATCAATCAACTCAATCAAGTCAACCCCAATCAACACCATATCAATCAACTCAATCAAGTCAACCATCAGTAAATGTGAATGACTCTGGTACAGATAATTCAGGACAAGCACCGTCATCTCCAAAATCGTTGTTTAGAAATAGAACTAATGGTTCAGGAACTATTGTTTTAGAAATACATAATTCAGACGGAACAACTAGTTACATTCGTACAACAAAAGCTATAACTAGTGGCGGAACCGCATTAATCGCGAATGATAAAGCCGATGCAATATCTAAGTTTGAATCAAACAAAAATAGACTTAAATATGGTGACTGGACAATAACTCCTGAAAGTGATGGAAATGAAAATCCAAGATTTGGTCTAGTTCCAGATACAACATTATCATGGAACAAGAAAAGTAACAATTACTGGATAATTACAATTAGTAATCCTGCAGCAGATGGAACATTACCAGCACCGGCATTAGGACCAGATGGAACGTTACCGGCACCAGATGGAACGTTACCGGCACCAGATGGAACGTTACCAGCACCAGATGGAACGTTACCAGCACCAGATGGAACGTTACCAGCACCAGATGGAACGTTACCGGCACCAGATGGAACGTTACCAGCACCAGATGGAACGTTACCAGCACCAGATGGAACGTTACCAGCAGCACCGGCAGACCCAGACGCAATACAAACAGGAGGTAAAAGATCAAGAAGAAAAAGACCCAATAAAGGTTCTAGAAAGCTATAAAATATACAAAATATTTTTATTATGTTATAGAAAAGGTAAATATTTAATAGTATCATTATCATATATCGTTACTTTACATGCACCATTATATCCTTCTACATAGACAGAATCACCGTTATATAATTTATTTACACCATATTCATTAGATGCGCTTTTTCCGTTTACAGAAATGGGTAATTTCACGTTATTATGTTGATTGCTTATGGTATAGTATTGCCACAAATCGCGATTATTAAAAACGGGACGCCCTATAAGAGACATGATACTATCTTTGCTAGATTTATTTAAAGGAGTTAAAATTCCAACTTGTCTATAATTGGTATCAACCGCTCCAATATTAGTAGAAATATTAATAGGAATGGTTCTTGGATACATTTCGGGAATAAAATATCTCTCGTCCCTCAAAGGAGGCATATACGGGTTTAATAAAACATCCCGTGGTAGATTGTTATAAGGGTAACTAGGAATACCAAACCAGTTATAAGGAAGCGAAGACGATTCATTCTTTACACGAGATTCTTGAATAACAATCTTATCATTATTGACATGAATCGGTTGTTTGCATAAAAAATAAAACATACAAAAAATAATAATGGAAATAAAAAACATGGTTACATGTTGGATACATATAACATTTGGAGGACACCTTTTCATCTTAATATATTGCAATATAATAAGATGAAAGATTAAAAGGAAAATGTTCTAAAAAATAGTATACCAATAATATAATGTTTTCTATTCATATTATTAAACTACTTTCGATCGCAATTATATGGATTTTTTTAGGAACTTTATTAGGGCATCCTGAGTACAGTTATGTAAGTTCTTTTTTCCAAACATGCTTCCTGTTTTTATGGAGTTATTTTGGTCACATCATGGCACATTACGTATCCGAATCTTTTCCATTAAATATTATTAATACACATGTAAGCTTACATCATTTAAAAGAAAAGACGTTTCCCAAATGGGTAGACTTAGCATCAGAAAGCATAAACAATTTCTTGGGCTTTTTTTCATTATGCATTTTTCAGTATCTGTTAGGCGTGGAATGGTTAAGTACAAAAATTATTTTGTATTCAGCCTTTTTGTATATAGGGATTCACATTTTTTATTATACGTTGTCTAAAAATAAATATCATATTCAACATCATTCTACTCCTAATTATAATTATAGTCCAGAGTTATTAGATATTTTATTTCGTACTAAACATGAATCTGATTATGAAGAAATATCTATGATTTATGAGTTAATTCCTGCTGTTGTCTCTTTTTACGCTGTGTTCTTTTTCCAAAGAGAAAAGGTCGAATATCTAGATGGAACGATACAACTAGCCAAATAATTTACATAAAAATCAAGTTTGTTTTTTAAAGAAGGACTCATAAAAACGAGAACCCCTATTTTACCTAAATAAGAGGCAAGGGTAAATCCTACAAATATTCTTTCGAAATTGCATATTTCGATGTTATTGGATAAAGAAAAACATTTTTTAGCCATTTCAATAATAGTCATATTTATAAATGGAATTTTATCTACATATTTATTTAACACACAACCGTAAAACAACAATTGAATATATGTTAAAATCAAACAAACTAACCCAACAGTTAATGCGACCACATTATTACTAAAAAATAATACATAACCGGTGATTGAAATAAGAACGAGATGTATTCCTAAAACAGTAATCTGTAATGCTTTCATTTAAATATTATATAATTACGGGTATTTTATTTTTTGTTCAAATTCAAAGATTTCATTATGTTGTTAATATTGTCGCCACCACCCATGGTTCCAAGCAATCCTTCTGCTTGCTTTAATAATGGCCCCATCGTTTCAACTAATGGAGAAATGCCTTTCATGGCTTCTGCCAATTGAAGTTGTTGTTTGACTAAACCTTGGGTATCGGATGATAATTTTTTAATATTATCACCCCCTAAAATATTATTCAAATTATCATAAGCCTCTTCTACAGTTGATGCATAATCAATATTGTATTTATCTTTTTTCTTTCCATCAAAAGATTCTTCTATTTTTTTTGATTTTGCTAGAGGAGCACTAGTAGGTTTTGTTACCGGATTTTCGTTGGATACTTCTTTTACAGCTGCAACTTTTTTTGAACTAGATGAACTAGATGAACTAGATGAACCAGTAGAATTATTTTCTAGACCTTCCGTAACATGATCCATTTGATTGTATCCATTCACTAATACTAAAGGTACTAATAAAACAACAATCATATTTCTAGAAAAGTTACTGGTAATTAAAGCAATCAATACAAATAAAACAACAATATCTATTTTTCCATAAATAATAAAAGTAATAAAATTTATAAAAGAAACGATGAAGACAATATTTAAAACACTTTTACTTGTAAGAAATTTGTCAAGCGATTTTTTATCAAAAGAAAGTTTCTTCATATATATTATAGTTATTTAAAAAAATTGATTTGATATTTATTATTTTCATAACACCAAACAAATATGTCAGAATCAGAGATTACAGAATCCAATAAATTTATAATTGTATTATGTGCTATATATGATAAAAAAAAGCATGGATTTACTGCGGATAGTGACCCAAACATACACGGTCAATATTTAGTTTTGGAATCGTATCGCTACATTAATTCACATAATTATTTTATAGAAAACCCTCTCTCTAATTCACGGGAAAATATTTATGAATTATGTGAATGGTATAATAAGTATGAAATGTCTTTTAGACGCCAAAATCGTTTAAACAGACAGTTTTTTAAACCTGAAATTGCCGAATGCTTTTATTTATCGGGACAAGAAAAAGTGGCGATTTTAAAAACATTCTGGTTGCGTTTAATTCAACGCAAATGGAAAAAAATATTTGCTCAAAGAAAAGAAATTATAGAAAAAAGAAAACAAGTATCGAACATAATCTATTGGCAAATGAGAGGTACTTGGCCAAATAATTGCAGAAGTTTGCCTAATTTATATGGGATGCTTGGATGCTTGAAATAAGATATTTATGAAGATTTATGTTTATAAGATTTTTTGGATTTGTAACTGTACCCTCCTTTTTGTTTTTTGCCTTTTTGGCTTGTTTTGCCTTTTTTGCTTGTTTTGCCTTTTTGGCTTGTTTTGCCTTTTTTGCTTGTTTTGCCTTTTTGGCTTGTTTTGCCTTTTTTGCTTGTTTTGCCTGTTTTGCTTGTTTTGCTTGTTTTTTGTTTTCTTGTTTGTCTTATTCCGCCAGCAAGGTCTTCGGGATTTTGGTTTATCCGTTGTATATTATTTGTTTGTTCAGGAGAAAATGCATTATTTAAAGCTGTATTGGAAGGAGGACCATATGGATTTCCTAGACCATTTCCTAGACCATTCATATCACCAGATTGTAAAGGTTGCATCATCGTTTCGATATTTGCATTTATACTTTGAATAACTCCGTCTATTTCAGTTGGATTCAAATCTTGCTCATCGTTTAATTGGTTTAATAATTGGGTTGCTTTATTAATACGAATAGTTCCTTGGCGAATAAGTTCTGTTAAATTATTATTTTTATTGGTTATTGTTTGTAATTGTGCAGATAAAGCAGTTTTTTCGTTGTTTAAAGATAAAATTTGGGCATTTAATTCTTGTATTTTATTAGTATTATCACCCGAAGTGTTTTTTACATCTTCCAATTCACTTTGTAAAGCATTAATCTGACTGTTTAATTGAGAATTTTGGTTTTTTAACAAATCTTGTTGCGATTGATTTTCGCTTAATTTGTGTGTGTGTTCATTTATTTCAGATTCCTTTTGTCTTATTAATTCACCTAATTTGCTAATCTTATTGTTAATTTCTTGTAGTTTTTGTACAGAATCTTGTAACTGACTGCGATAACTTTGTAATTTTTGCGGCCATGCTCCAATTCGTCTGCTAGATTCGTCTAATTTGTTTAGACTCATGTTAAAATCATTAATATCTGGGTCTTGGTCTTTATCTTTTTCTTCACCGAAAAAATCCATATATACAAATATAATATATTATTTTTTAGATTTTCTTTTGGTTTCCTTTCCTTTTCTTTTTCCTTTTCTTCTTCCTTTTCTGGTCCGTTTTCCTCCCATACCACGAATATTGCGATTGTACGTTGTATTTGATTCGTCATTTGTTTCATCTCCGGGATTTGTATTTCTAGCTACACGCGAGCTTTGGTTCTGTTGTCCGGGTCTTAATGTGTTTTGCGGTCTTAAACTTCTTACTGGCGCTGATGGAGGACCGGGTATTCCAAATCCAGTATTTAAACGGGATGTGATTTGTTCAATAATGTTTTTAACCTCATCAAATCTTGCGTCAAATTCATTCGGGTTAATATTATTTAAACTATCCAAGACGGCGATGGCTTTATTAATAATTACGGTTGCTTGTTGTATTTGATTTTCCAAATCGTTATTTTTTTGTTGTAATTTATTTTTATCATCCTTGCATTTATTTAATTCTTGGGTTAATTGAGATTTGTCTTGTGTTAATTCTGTTATTTTATCATTACAATCTGATAATTGCTCTGTTAATTTTTTAATTTTGTCATTATTATTTTCACCTGTTAAATCATCCAATTGTTTTTGTAACGATTCCTTTTCTGCTTTTAATGCATCTATCTGACCTTTACAAACCGCTAAATCTTTTTGTGCCTGTGCTAAATCTTCTTTTGCTTGTTTTAGTCCTGCTGAATTATTACCATGTTGGTTTTTTAACTGTTGATATTTTGTGATACATGCATCTACTAATGTAGATAATTGTGTTACTTGTGTCTTTATTTTACTTATTCTATTACCGACATTTGTTCTGAAATCGCCTTGATTTTTACCGAAAGCGCTGATAGTATCTAATTTTATGTTTAAACTATTTAATGCATTTTGAAAATCCGCTGAACTCATTTAATATATATGTATAAAATAAGTATTCCTAAATTTCATTTGGTTGATTTTCATTCACATCTTTTATATTGCGAATAATTTTATCTAAACTTTTTTTTACAGAATGTATTTCTCTTAATATTCTGTGTTGCTCTTCTTCGGCATCTTTAATATTTCCCGATGATAATTGTCCGGATTTGTTTAAATTATCTATATAAGAATTCAGCTTTTCTAATGCCTTCATTTGGTCTTGTTTTTGACGAATAATATAATGATGATACTTCATATAATCTTCACGAACTCCTCTTAAAAAATGGTTTTGTTTCTCTACACGACATAAATATTTTTGTTTTTTTAGTAGCATTAGTCTTTTTTTTTCGATTGCATTTTCAATATGTTGCAAATATAAATCTCTATCAGCCAAGTTTAATTCATATGCAAGTAATTTCATTTATAATATATTTCGACAAAAATTTAGAAGAAAATATTACTAGTTTATCAAAAAATCAAAATCAAAAACAAAAATCAAAAACAAAAACAAAAATCAAAAACAAAAACAAAAATCAAAAACAAAAATCAAAAACAAAAATCAAAAACAAAAACAAAAATCAAAAACAAAAACAAAACAAAAACAAAATAAAAAATGTGTAATATATAATGAACCAAACAGGTATTATAGTAATAGGTGTTTTAGGAGGTATTTCTTTATTGCTTTTAACAGGTGGACTTGGTTATTTTTCTAAGTCAAATTCAAGAGATAATTCAAGACACTCAACAGATATGAGTGAAGCAAAACTACAAATGGAAAAAGAGTCACATCCAAACCGATATGGTCATCTTCCAGACCATTTGTATCATAAGCAAATTGCATCTTTAAAAAGTGGTGGTAAAAAAAGGAATAAAAGAACACGTAAAAGATAAGAAAGTAGAAAAAATAGAAAAAACTAGAAAAAATAGAAAAAATTGTAAATTACAGATATTATTTTTTGGAACAATTTAAAATCTTCTATATATATTATTTAGGATGTCCAAGAGTGTTACAGAAATTATATTAACACCAGACGATAATCGTTTCGTAATGTTTCCAATTAAACACAACGATATATGGGAGATGTATAAAAAACAGGTAGATTGTTTTTGGCGCGCGGAAGAAATTGATTTATCGAAGGATTTGAAAAATTGGGAAAGCTTGGACAATAATGAAAAATATTTTATATCTATGATTTTGGCATTTTTTGCAGCAAGTGATGGAATCGTGTTGGAAAATCTTGCTATCCGTTTCATGAATGATGTACAAATATCAGAAGCCCGTGCTTTTTACGGATTTCAGATTGCTATGGAAAATATCCATAGTGAAACATACAGTTTATTGATTGAAACATACATTAAAAACCACGAAGAAAAGCATAAACTATTTAATGCCATAGAGCATTTTCCTTGTATAAAGAAAAAATCGGATTGGGCAAAAAAATGGATACATGATAACCGAAGTAGTTTTGCTACACGTTTGGTAGCATTCGCATGCGTAGAAGGGATTTTTTTTAGTGGGGCTTTTTGCAGTATTTATTGGTTGAAAAAACGCGGACTAATGCCTGGTCTGACTTTTTCGAATGAGTTGATTTCAAGAGATGAGGCGCTTCATACTGAATTTGCCATTCTGCTATATAATAAATTACAGAATCGAATGAAAAAGTCTCGAATTCAAGAAATCATTAAAGAAGCAGTAGAGATCGAGACAGAATTTATTTGTGAGGCGTTGCCCTGTCGTTTGATAGGAATGAATTCCTTAATGATGACACAATATATTCAATATGTCGCGGATAGATTATCTCTGCAATTAGGGTATGATAAGATATACAACACACCAAATCCATTCGATTTCATGGAATTGATAAGTATGGAAAGCAAAGTGAATTTTTTCGAAAAAAAGTTAGGGGAATACGCCCTTGCAAATAAACAAAAAACCGAAGATACCTTCTGTTTTAGTGAAGATTTCTAAAATAAATAAACTTTTATTTATACTTAAAGAGAATAATCGTTTTTTAAAAATGATTACATGTAATTTAATGGGAGGATTAGGAAATCAATTATTTCAAATCTTTACAACCATTTCTTATGGATTACAAGCTCAAAACCAGTTCATATTTTCTGATGTAAAAACACTCGGCTCTGGAAACACCACCATCCGCAACACTTATTGGAATACTTTTTTTATAGAGCTAAAATCTTTTTTATTTTCTGAAACAGAAGCGCCTAATGTTCAAGTTATAAAAGAAGACGGATTTCATTTTCAAGATGTTCCTTTGCATTTATTGCAAAATAAAAATATTTGTTTATTCGGTTATTTTCAAAGTTATAAATATTTTAATAAACACGCCTCTTTAATATACAAGATGTTGAAAATAAAATATAAAAAAAAAGATGTTCAAGACAAATGGCAAAGAGAATTAGAGAGAAATGGAGAAAAAATGACCGTAACCAAATATTTGGAAAACACCACAAGTCTTCATTTTCGTATGGGTGATTACAAAAAAACGCCACAGGTTCACCCGATTATGCCTTATGAATACTATCAGAACGCAATATCTTTTATTCAACAACGGAATTCAGAAAAAAGGAATATTCTTTATTTTTGTGAAAATCAAGATGTGGATGATGTTATGATTATTATTACAAAATTACAAGCACGTTTTCCGAAATATACATTTATACGCGCGTCTTCTGTATTAGAAGATTGGGAACAAATGTTACTTATGAGTATATGTAAAAATAATATTATTGCGAATAGCAGTTTTAGTTGGTGGGCGGGTTATTTAAACACACAATCAGATAAAATAGTTTGTTATCCAGATGTATGGTTTGGTGAAGCATGTCGTCATAACACAACGGATTTATTTCCTACAAGTTGGATAAAAATTAATTCAAAATTCGCTGAAACATGAACCAGTTATCATATGTGTTGTTTTCATAATGCAACTGAAAATGCTCTGGAGATGTATAAATACAATCGGCTAGAAGAATTTGGTCATCTTTAACTAAATATTGAAATTTAATATATGCTTTTAGCTTTTGGTCAAATATATGACACCAAGTATTTATTTTGTTTTTGTGTATAATAAAAAATCCGCCCCCAATAGAAGGTTTGTTGGGCACAATAGGTACCTTAGGTACTCCGTGATTTTTATTATTTATACTTTTTATAAGTTCGTTCATATGTTTGGTATCGTTATTGATACATGCATAGTGAATTTTGGAGGTATCAAGAGATATATTTTTACACCAGTTTTGTAAATAAAAAGTATTTAAATCGGTTGGACCATTACGAAAATAACCGATATCACACCAACCATACAAATCTGTTTTAAAATAATTGTGCTGGGCTGTTTCTTTTACAAACCAAATTTTTTCACACCATAACATAGATAGTTCCCAACATATTTTTTCATTTAAATAATGGTTCTTTTTATGATTCTCTATCCAAAAGGATTTATATCGATAATGGTAAAATTGATCTAAAGGTTTTATAACTATTTTTATTTTAGGATTTTTAGTGTTTATGTATGGAACGCTATTTTCATCAGTATAAATGACTAAATAAAAATGATTTACGATAGAAATAAAATTATTCATCCAATAAATGTATTTACCGACATCAAATTTAGATTTTAAAATATAAAAACAACTAGAAAAAGTTATCATTCAATAATAAAAACATTTATTATTAAATACTATTACAAATATATTTATTTTCGAAATAAGACAAAAAAGAAGAAAAAAGAGAAGAAAAAAGAGAAGAAAAAAGAGACAAATGAAAATTGAAAATAATTATTTAAACAAACAAGATTAATTGTATAAATGATAAAACAAGATTACATAATGCTTATTATGAATTGTAAAAAATACATGAAAAAATCTTTTTATCAGAAAATTACCTGGTTACGAACTGTTCCTTCTTACATAAAATATTATCACGTAATTGGCGATATCGATTTAAAAACGGAATATAGATTTGATGATATAGAGAGAATATTATGGGTAAAAACGTTGGATGATTATAATTCGTTGCCGAAAAAGGTGATTTCTTCTTATAAAGCAATTCAAGAAACATTCGATTTTAAATACATATTTAAAACAGACGATGACCAAATATTAGCTCATACACAATTTTTTGATACGATTATTGGTATCATTAATAAAAAAAACCCTAGACCTCATTATGGAGGATACATAGTAGATGTGCCTGCGACTCACGTTTCTCAATATTATAAAATACACCCTGAATTACCGAATGATTTGATTATTCAGAAAACGAAATATTGTAGTGGAAGGTTTTATTTTCTCTCTAAAGAAGTTGTTAAAGACTTGATTACGAAGAGAGAAGATATTAATAACGAATTTTTTGAAGATTATGCGATGGGATTTCATATGGATGAAAAATGGAAGAAAACGATGATACATATAAGCACAAATAAGTATTTCGCAGATATTGAAAATAGTGATTTTTATAAAATGTGCGAGACTACAAAATAAACAAATATATTTACTTTAGTCTAATTAAATTTTTTTTCACGTGATAACAGCAATTTAATTCTGTATCAGAATACTCCTTTTTATTATTAAATTTTTCATTCAATACTGTATCCATTTTTTTATAATGATAAATCGTATCTGCTATAATATCGGTCAATTCAATAAATCTATCTTTGTATTGGGCAAAATTAAAATCGCCCTCGCGAATTTTCTGTATAATTATACAATAATAGTCAAACTCATACCATTCTGTAGTTATCATAGTAAAATATTTGTTCCAAATTGTTTCAAATTCTATATAATCTTCTTCTGGAGTTTTTGGGTTTGTAAGCCGTGGAAATTCGGCAATCATAGATTTCATAAAAGCATCACACGCATGTGTTTTATATTCTGCCGCAATTGGTTCGCTATCGGTTATCTCCATATTTTAATTTGTGTTGTATTTGATAATATATTTCAATTTTATATCATACAAAATAGGACGTTTTATTCAAAATGTTTATTAAGTCTATTATAACTATCTAGATTATACGCTTTACATATTTTATGGGTATCACCACCATTTATACTACAGCCCGTTGATTTGATGCAAACTTCTAAACAATCATTCATTTTTTTTACCCATGTTATACATTTTTCATTTATAATTTTGTTATCATCTGCTTTGATATATGTATGACTAGTTTCCATTATAATATAAATTGTTATAATTTTATATTGTTTTTATAAAATTATAAATGACGAGTGTATAAATTAAACCAATTTCATTTTTGTGAGTGGATGAGTATCTTCTGTAGGAAACATCCATTTTTTATCTAAATCAAGCATTACATGATGATAATTGGTATTCTTTTTTTCTATATCACTATAATCATCTTTTTGACTGACTGATAAGGGAATAATTAGATACCACAAATTTGTTTCTTGTAATTGAAACCAGTATTTATCAATCGCATAGAACCGGTGATTTTGTGGTTCTCTCAACAACTTTTGTATTCCTTCTCTATAATTTTGAATCAAAATATCATAATAATGACTTTTAACAATATATCCAGTCGTGGTTTGACATTTGGATACTTTTATACATGTTTCATCTACTTTTTTATAAGGGGGCATATTGTTTCCACCGATTAAGGTCACATCCCATACTTTGTGAATAGCTAAAAATTCGTTCATTTGCTTAACAAACAAAGTAGGATTTAAAAAGGTAATATCATCTTCCACGATTAACACGTGGTCCCAATTGTTCGTTCTAGCGATTTCAAGACATTTTAAATGAGACATGCTGCATCCGAGGGCACCATTCGGTAGTTTCGTGGCATTAAATCTATTCGCACAAGTAATACCAATCTGTTTTAATTGATTTTCTACGTAGGTTTTTCTGTCAGGTCTTGATTCTAGGTTAATATAAAATACATGTTTAATATCGCAAATACTCCTCATTCTATTCTTTTATCATGACATTTTTAATATATTTTCCGATTTTAATATAAAAAAATATATTTGTATATTAAAATGACAACTGAAGTTGATTTTGCGAGTATTAAGTTTGAAATAACAGAGCGTCCATGGGGCTGGTATACAACTGTCAACGGTAATGATTATACAGGATACAAAGTGAAAAAGATTGGCGTATATCCTGGAAAACGTCTTTCTTTACAGAGTCATAATAAAAGAAGCGAACACTGGGTCATCGTTAAAGGTAACGCAAAGGTACAGATTGGACAAGATTTTTTAGAATTAACCCAAAATCAACATGTGTATATTCCAAAACAAACATTACATCGAATGGAAAACATCGGATCAGAAATGGTAGAGTTTATTGAAACACAAATAGGTGAATATTTGGGAGAAGATGATATTGTTCGATATGAAGATGATTTTGGTAGAGCTTAAATGAGACAATTTAATTTTTTATAATTCGTCTAAAAATAACATAAATCATAAGTGCGTTTTATCTCATTTTTCTTTTTGGACGGTGTAACATAATCGTTTCTCTACTGTAAAAGATTTGAATCTTTACTTTTGCTCCGATATGTTCCAAAAATTATATCAAAAATAGGAAATAATATACAATAATTATAATTCAACAGTTTATGATGAATACTATGATGCGACCAATATAATTCTGAATGTGATAAATAAGACGATGTGATATATACATAAAGAATTATTATTTGTTCATAAACGGATATATTTATGAAAACAATCGGCATACCGATCGAAATAATTGACGCTAGATCATCCAATTCTGTTAAAAAAAAAGTATCAAATGGATATATAATAACATTTGTATGATGTTTTTTATGGATATTTGTATAATAATATTTATGAATAATTCGATGGTATACATAATAGATTGCCTCAATCAGCGTACAATACAAACACGTTGAATATAATGATTCAAGCCAAGTATGTTGGCCATATGGAATTATATTATCAGAAACCATATACATAAGTCCGGTGGATTGAAATATCAATAAAGGGACATTTCTAATGTATTCGTTGATTCTACTCATTTTTTCTCCATTACTAAAAGTAGGATTTATGAATGGGTGATTATTTACGTAGCATATAAAAAAAGAAGTTATTGTAGAAATTGAAAAGGTACCTGCGATGACACCAAAAGAAATCAGTATATTCATTTTATTATATCATATTTAGTTTTTAACTTTGTTTGTATTCAATTTTAAGTTGTCTCATTCTTTTGGTGTTACTTTGCACCTTTAATCAACCATGAACTAGATTGAATTTTTTCGCCAAACCCATCACGTAATTCAATTCCTAATTCTGCACATATTTTCGCTTCCGGAATGCTGTTATTATTTTGGTCGCCGCCATTACAAAAAAAAGTAGGTCTAGGACTAACAGTTGCTAATGTTTGGCAAACGGTTCGGTCTAAGTCGACGGATTTAACTACGTAATCAACGCATTTTAATTCCTGAATAATTTTGATTCTCTCATCTGCAGGCATGAATGACTTTCCTTTTTTCAGAATGGCTTGTTCATCGTTATTTACAATAACTAGCAATTTATCTGCTGTGCCTTTGGATAATTTAAAGTATTCGATGTGACCAATATGAATTGGGTCAAAATAACAACTCACGCAAGCAATCGTACTCATTTCAGTCGTACTCATTTCAGTGGTACTCATTTCAGTCGTACTCATTTATATTATATGCATATTGTTTTCTAAAGAAAATACACAAATAAAAGAAATTAATAAAGACCTCCTAATCCAATTTTACCTGACTTCGGCTTTAAATATGTTATTTCTTTTGGTTTATATTGTAAAAAAGAAGGAATAGGTGGAGGCATTTGTGAAGGCATTTGTGAAGGCATTTGTGAAGGCATTTGTGAAGGCATTTGCGAAGGCATTTGTGGAGATGGGTGTTTGTAACTGGAAATTGTATCTGATTGACCCTTGTTATAAGAATCGTTTTTTAAATCGTTCATTTCATCCTCTTTTATTTTTTCCATTAGAGAGTGTGGGATTTCTTTTCTTTCTGCCAAAAACTTATTTGCTAATTCTAAGCGTTTTTCTTTTGAAGTTGGATAATAAGGAATGTTTGACCAATCTTCAGTAGTGACTACAGTATTTTGTATTTCCTGTAGTTTATTAGGTGCTTTTATTTTCCTATTTGGTTCTCTCAAATCATATTTATAATAGTTATCTTCTTCGAATGAAATATGAGATAAAAATGTTTTAATATTCACAAAAAAAATATTTGGATTATCTACTACATAAATGTTATCATTCGGATTATCTGATTTAAGATCTATTTTATAATGTAACTTATGAATGGTACGAATGCCATCTGTTCCGTTGTCCGATTTCATTCTCCAAGGGTCTTTTTTACTTATGATTCTAGATATTCCATCAAATAATTGCAATATTTCTGGACTTCCAATAGGATAAAAAACACTTCTATCAATATATAATTGGTAGTTTTGACACCGTTTTTGCAAACAATTGTCTTCCATTCCCCATCCCCAAAAACAAGGAAACCCGTTTATTTTTTCAAAATCACCGCCTTTTATCACAACAATTCCTCCTAATGCATAATCATAACCGTAATAATGTTTCACTACTCCAGTAGTAGTATTATAATCAAAAATTTTATTAAAAGGAATAGTATCAACATCGTTAAATACAAAACTAATATTCTTGTAATCATTCGGATATTTGTTTTTTACGGCTAAAAATCCAATATTTTTTGTTGCTCCACGATTAAAAGTCCTGGCATCACACTGATGAGAGAAATAAATCTCATAATCATCATCTTTTTCTAATATAAAAGACATGTATTTACTAAAAAAAAATTTGTGCTCTACACGATTTCGATAAGGCACTATAAAAACACGTTTTGGAATTGTCTCACTCATTATAAAAATTCATTTTTTATTTTTGGAATTTTACTTTATAATTAATAAAAATAGATTAAAGACAATCGCAGGTATTATATAGATAATGCACACACTCGGTATTGTTTTATTTATTGGTTATCTTTATTATAGTTTTTCTTTAGAACCTTCATGTAAAAAATGTAAATGGTTTTCTATTCCTAAAGGACAAAAACATGAATATGGATTGTGTAAGTTTTTCGCTAATATTGAAACACATAAAGAGAAGACACAAAAAAAAATGTATGAATTTGCACAGCATTGTCGACAAAATAATAACTTATGTAGTCCCAACGGTTATTTTTATGAACCCAATAAAGAAAATAAATCAAATAAAGAAAATAAGGAAGAATCAAATAAAGAAAATATTGATACCGAATACACTGTAACAGACCAAATTAAATTATATAATAAAATTCAAATGGAAGAAATAATTAAACTTGAATTAGAGTTGTTTGAATTAAAAAATAAGGTGTATGGCGAAGTAAATGAAAATTATGAATTAGACAAAGTAGATGAAACCATACGTCAACTACATAGAAAAATATATTTGAAAAAAAATCAAACAGAGATAAATGAAACCGAAATAATCAATATAGATATGGTATAGTTAAACAGAATATTTTTTAATAATCACTTCTGGTATAAGCTCATGTTGTATTTTTTCTAATTTTTTATAGCATTTATTAATAGTCACCTCACTTATTTCACTTACATTTTTTACATCTCTTTTTGTGATATTTAATTTAAATACTTGTGAAATGAAGTATATGATTCCAGAAGCAATCGAATGAGGTGTGTTTTCAGGCATTAAATTCGATTTTTCAATTTTCATCGAAATGAATTGTCCAAGTTTAGTCAATTCATTATTTATATTCAATTTACTACAGAATCTCTCAATAAAGGCTTCTGGTTTTTGTTTGCAAAGATTCGTTTTCTCTTTGTTATCCATGTCCTTTTCTAAATTATTTATGATAAGGAGCGCATTTTTACACCCTTTAGTAGCACTTGTAATATCCAAATGAAAAATATTGGCGATTTCTTTCGCGGTTCTTGGATAATTATTGATTCGACAAGAAATATAAATAGATGCGGCTAATATTCCATCCCGATTATCTCCACGAAATGTCAATTCGTACTCGGATATTTTTTTGTGATATCTCATAGCATCGTCAATAATCATTTTGGGTACTCCTGCATTTTGTGCCATAATAGTAATCACTTGAAAATCGTCATACTGTGATTTTTCCTTGTAAGGCATCGCTTGCCATTCAGTATATCTGCGTATTTTTTTCATTTCATACATCATAGAGCCGTTGCATAAAATTTTACATCCATAGGAAGATTCTTTTAAAAGCGGATTTATAGGAATTCCGCATCGCGTAGGATCAGAATTATGATTGTCGTCTGCGCCATAATACCTCCATTCTGCAGATTGGTCCACCAAATCTTTATAAATGATACCACAACTTTTATTGATACAAGTCAAAAAACCTTCATCTGAAAAGGCAAGATTTGATTCACATCTTTCACAAAATTCTCTATCTCCCGATTCACGATACATACATTCTAAAGGAATCAATTTTTCACTATCAATTTCTTCATCAAATATATTCCATAATTCTTTTTTATTATGAATAGGTATTTTTTTCTTTTGACTTTTATGATTCATGTTTATTATCTCACATAGATTATATATTTTTAATTCAATTTTATTTAGAATTATAATACTATTTTATATAAATGGGAAATTCACAAACAAAAAATCCGGATACAAAAAAAGAATTTGAAAATTTTTATGATATTATTGACTATATTGCTACATATTATATATTGACGATGGATTTCAAAAGTTTAACAAAACTTTCACAGAAGGAATATTGCGATGAATTAGTTATTTTGACATCCGACATTATTGATAAATATTTTAACGATATGGAAGTGACTTATCTTGCACAAAGAGTGAAAGGCGGAGTGGAAGTGAATGAACTGAAAAAGGAACACGAAACTTTTTTGACAAAAAGTCAATTAGACAGTTTAGACGTAAAGAATGATACACAAAAAACGATTCGGAAACGGCGTATATGTTTTGGTATTGCTAAATTTTATATAAAAATTGCACATTTATTTGCTGCGATAGTAATGACAATTAATCCAGTATATATTTATAAAGATGCCGAAGGAAATGTTAGGAAAAGCAATTTTTATGAAAAAGATAAAATACCTAAAGGTGTAGATAAAAAAATACATAAATTAAATATTTGCGATAATCGTATCCGTTCTTTAAAAGGGTTTGAAGATTCAAAGGATAATCCCGATGAAATAAATATGCATCCAAATATTTGCTCTATCAATACAAATTCTTTGGGAAAAACCCGAATGTTATCAGAAGAGCCTGGAATAGTTGAATTGAAACAACTGTATTTAGATGACAAATATGATTATTCGAATGGAACATTCACAGGTATGTCTGAAAATACAGAGAATCAATTCAATAAAGACTTACAGCTTTTTTATACTGCTTTTACTGGAAAAAAAGAAATGCCCGTGGATGTAAAAAAATTCAGCGACATTAAATTGCGCGATTATAATAGCCGGAATTCATGTCAGGGTGATGCAAGTTTTAAAAAAACTTATAAATTATCTAAAACAGACAAATTGTTTGTGAATTATGCAGATAATATTAAAAAAATGATTCAATCGGCGTCCGCAAAACAGCAAGAATTACTGTCAGTAATTAACGAAATGTTTTCTTTTGTAATAGATCCTCACACAAGTAAAAAAAAGGTGAGAGTTAATCCTAAACTTACGGATGAGATGTTACAAAAATTAATAGAGAGCACTAGAACAATAATCATGGAATTGTATGTAAAATGTGAGACGGATTACGTAAACGGTGTTAAATTGTATGAAGCCATCGTCGAGTCTAAAATATTGGAAACGACGCAAAAACAAATTAATTCGTTAAATAAAGAATCAGATAAAATTATTCAAGCGAATTCAACTAAATCAAAATATATTCCAAATCAACAGGTACCTCCTATAGTTTTGCCCATGCAAAATCCGGGTTCAACCTCAATACCAACTTCAACACCAAACTCAATACCAAGTTCACCTATATCCCCGTATAGACCCTTACAGAATCCTTAAAACTAAATAAAAACATGAAAATTATGTTTTTATTTTAATGCTTACCCACGACATCTAAGTTTATTGTTGTTGTTGGGATAATCGTTGAGTCATGTTTTGAGTTTGGCTCAACTTTTGTTGTAATTGTTGTTGTTGTTGCTGTTGTTGTTGTAATTGTTGACTCAATTTTTGGGTTTGTTGTTGCGTTTGACTCATTTTTTGCGTCAACGCTTGTTGCATTTTCTTCGTACTTGCGTGGACAGCCTTTAAAGCCTTGACAGCTCCCTTAACACTTTTTCGGCCAACTTTGCGACTACCTTTTCTACTTCTTCGTCCTCCTCTTGCCATTATTTATATATATAACAAACAAAAAAAATTAAAGTAAAAATTAAAAATTAAAATAAAAAATGCCTAAAGAAAAGAATAAATGATTAACCTTCCCATACGCGATTTTTGTTTGGCCAATACATAGGGTCGCCTGGTTTAACATTATAAACGGCATCATACATAGGTATTCTAGATAAAGGAATATTGGTTCTGTATTTATCTAAAGGATGCGGATTTGTTTTTAATTGAGCATTCAAAGCGCGTTTACTTGAAAGTTTTTGACGTGCTTGTTCTGCATAATATACAAAAAATTCTTTAATAACTAAATCGCGTACTGGTAATAAAATATCATTATGAACTTGTAAATCTCCTAAATAGGTCATACACACATTTATTCCAGAAATGTCTGCTAAATTTTCACCTATTCCTATACTCGCATCGTAAATGATACCATCTCTTTTAGCAAATTCTTCGTATTGCTTAATAACTTCGTTTTGTATTTTTTTGAAATGCGCTTTATCTTTTGGTGTCCACCAATCTTTTAATACACCGTTTTCATCGTATTTACTTCCGGTATTATCTAAAGAATGTGACATTTCATGACCTAAAGTGAAGCCGATATGAGCTAAATTATATGCAATTCCTCTTTTACTTAAATCTACAAAAGGTTCTTGAATATATGCAATAGGTATATAAATACCGTTTAGTGTAGGCGTATAACACGCGTTTACTACATATGCTTGAGTAGAGATAAATTTAGGTGGCGGATAGGACCAATCTATAATAGGAGCATCTACGACTGTATGACCTTCTAATAAAATAGATTGTTGATGTCTCCATTCTACACCCAATAACATATTTCCCCATGCATCGGTGGGTGAATAATCTAATAAAGGATCTTCTCTCAATACTAGGGGTGAACCTATCATGTATTTGAATTTATACAATTTTTTAAGAGCATTCTTTTTTGTTTGTGATTGCATCCATGTATTTTTCTTGATAATTCGAATAAACGCTTCTTTCATATCTTCTGCTAGACCTTTCACAAAATTAATTTTGAATGGGTCTGCATATTGTTCTATGTATTGATTGGTTAAAAATGTATTAAATGCAAATCCTAGAGAAGGGATAGCGTAATTTTTTACTTGTGCTAATTGTCCTCTTGCGAATTTTGCATTAAATTGATAATAATTGGTTAAACCAGATGTTGACCATCTTTTACACTGACGAATATAAATATATATCCAATAGGTTCTCCATGCCGGAGTATCCCATTCAGCCTTTAATAAATCTGAGCCACATTTTAAATAATTTAAATTAGCGGTGGTAAAAAAAGGCGGAGGTTTAGAAAAGCCTAACTCTTTTGAAAATTCCGGCCAATCAAAACCATATATGTTAACTGCATCTTGAGAAGTGACTTTGTTATAATTTGTCGGGTTTGTTTCTTTTATAAATGGACATATCAAAGCATTCAATATTTTTACTTCTATATCAAAAATATCTTCTACATGAAACCCGTGATTTTCTCCTAATGTTGTTTTAAATAATATATTTAAATACTTAAAAAATTCTTTTTTATATTCCCTTTTGTATTTTACATTTGTTCCATCATCAAAATACACACTAATGTCGATAATAGAAAACTGACACGAATTTATTGAACTTCTAAATACAGTAGGTTGTTTTTCGTCTGGTATGATAGACCAAGAAAAAGGTGCACCCCATGAAATAATTTCGTTTTTATTTACCAAAGCTAACAACTTCCAGAGATTTTTTTTGTCTTTTCTTAAAGTATCTACATTATCTACCCATTTTTTGCAATAATCTTTTGATTCAGAATCTGTATTCATTCTTACTTGAGAATGATAAAAATTTTTTAGAGAAGTAGCAAATTTGTCTTTATTTTTTTTTGTGTATTCTTCTACTATTTCTATCAACTGATTATAAACTTTGTCCTGAGCAATTCTAAAATTATCAATCTGAACGATATATTTCTGCTCTTGTGGTACTTTGATGTTTGATAACCAGCGTTGATTTACATAATTATAAAAATCATTTTTAGGAGTGTATTTATCGGATGTAGATAATTTTTTAAAATCAAGTATCATATTTTTTTCAACATAATCTGGCTTAGTTAATAATAATTTTGATGCAGAATTATTTTCATAATCTTTTTCAAACGATTGAGATTGTGGAGCTATTCTTGCACAAAAAGATACGATATTTTTTTTAGTAATGCTACTTTTTGAAAGAGTTGCTATTTTTTTATCCCTTAAACTCCTTTTTTTCGTTTTCATCATTATATATAATATAAGGAATTAAATATAAAAATTGTATAGAAATTCTATAAAAATTATAATTTAGTTTCAATTTTACACCCTTGAAGATTTAAAATGGCACGCTTAATACCAAAAAAAATCAATAAGGTTTGCCCTTCACAGAGCGTGTAAATTTTGGTTTTGGTAGTTCGTCTAAACTACCTGATAAATTCTTGCTTCTGGATAAATAATTTGGTCTTTCTTTATTATTTATCGCATTATAAGCTATTTTATAAATATTTGTAGATCCATTAACATCTCTATTCCAATAACCGCATCCGTTCTTACAACAAATCAGCCCATGGACGATAATGTTTCCAGTTCTGTATGGTTTTGGATTTTCCCTAACCATCGTCTTTTTACAAATACCTATTTCACATTTGGAACACATACAACTCGTTCTAAATTCATCAACCAAATAAGTTTGAAAACCTGCTTTTCTAAATAATGTTCGCATTCCTTTTCCTTTGGTTGCTTCTTTATATTTCATTTGTTTTTTTTGTTCGTAATCGCCAAAACAAACTACTACATCTTTTTCATTACCAAAAATGCGTTTGAAGTTATTTAACATTTTTTGTTCGCTTCTCTTTGTGTTTCTATAACTTTGTAAGCGTAATTTTCTAAAAATGTATTTTTCGTAAAAGCTAAATAACATTCCATTTATTTCGCTCTTCTTTTGTATATATTCCTTAAATTTTGATATGTTAAGTGATTTTCTATTTAGTTTGGATAATTCAGTTTCCCATTCTATAATTGTTTTACCATGTATTTTTTCCTTTTTCAATTCCAATTGAATTTTTGAATACTTCTTTTTCTTTGTTTCTTTTCTTCGTTGGTCTTGTGAATATCTAAATGTATTTGCTTCTTTATTGGAATTATCAACACAATAAATTAAATCACATTTTCCAGGATCAATCGCCACTATTTTTTTATTTTGTAAAGAAGAATAATCATCTAAATCATCTATATATGTTTCAGTTGTTAAACCTTTTTTCATCATAGGTAATTTCTTACCAATCAAATCTTTACGCAATAATAACAAAGAACAGCTTACACCATCTGTTTCTATCATATGATGAAACTCGTAATATTTTTTATGAAACATTTTCCTTTCAGTTCTAAAAAAGAATTCCCATATTTTATCTTCTTTGCGTTTCAAATTCCCTTTTGTTAAAAAATCACTTTTATTTCCTTGTTTCTTTGTCATAAGTAAATGAACTAATGTGGTTGTATCTAATCTTATATGTTTTGGTATAACTTCACTTCTCATAGGAAATACATTATAAATAGTTTGTTCTTCCTTTTCAATTTGTTTCATCATAAAAATCATACAGCCAAAATAATCAAATGGACTACACATTAAGTCATAAACGATATTATTCTTTTTATAACTTTGTTTGTTTGGCGTAATAAATTGTTTGTGTTGATTAATCCATTTATGATAGATGGAATGAGATTTATAATTAACATTTTCTATATTCAATAAATCTGTTTTTATTTTGCGTAGTTGATTACATAAATTATTTATCCTTTGTTCCTTTGCATTTTGTGTAATATTGAGCTTTCTTATTTTGCTTACAATAAACTTCTTTTTCCAAACAACATTTACATATCTTTCAACATACTCTACATAATGTAATTTAATATTGTTCTCATACATCGTAAGAATATCAATTGTAAGATAATCTAAAATGGTGTTCATATGTGTATAATCTAAATTTTCATTTTGAATAAGCGGTTGAAAATCTGTTTTGTAAAAAGCTGTTAAATTATCTTTTAATTCTTTAATTTCTTTTTTTGGTGGTCGTCCAGATGATTTTTCATTACATAATATTTTCATACACGAATTAATAAACTCATCATTTATAAGAGGTAATGTATTATACTTATCATAATGATCCAATAAAAAAAGTTTCATAAACATCATAGTTTGGATAACAATTTTATTACATTTAATGACCGCATTTGTAATTTTCGGTAAGTTAATGTCAGGATGTTTCAAGACACTTTTTAAGGAGGTTTTAATTCCTTTGAAAAAGTCGGTTGGTGGATTTACTTCTTTTTCCATCCCTTATAATATTCCTTAATATTTTTATTTTAAGTCATTTTCCATAAATAATATAAAGACATTATAACAATTATTATTAAAATGGAAAAACATTATATACTCTATACATCATTTGAAGATAAAGATAAATTAAAAAAACTTGGTTGCCGATGGTGCCCAGAAGAAAAATTATGGTATTGTTTTAATTCAAACTTAAATGAAGTTAAAATGAATTTTCATAATATTTTTTCAAATAGTTTATTTGAAAAAAATTACCTTCAAATAGAATACATAAATGACATTATTTCAAAAAGTAATGAAATTGGCATTCCTGAAAATGCTGACAATAAATTTGAAGAAAAATATTATAGTATATATTATAGTTTAATAAATGAACTACTTGATTATTTGACATTTGACAAATGTACTAAAATAAAAGATAAACAATATAGAATAAATAATGGAGGAAAGGTTATTTTAGAAAAAAAGTATAATGGTAAATTTACATTAGATGAAAAAAAGGTTTGGAATAAGTTTTATGAATACTATCAACTTCCGACATTTTATGATATTGTTGATACTTGTAAGAAAATTATAGACGAACAACATATATCTATTAACGGATGGAAAAAAGCTAATCACAATAGTAAAACCCAAGAATTATTTTGGAAAGAAAAATTACAAAAATTATATCCAAATATAAATTATCAATATAAAAAAGGTAATTGTGTTTTTGATTTTATTGATTTTGACAATAAAATTATATTTGAAGCAAAAATAGATTATAATAATGTGATAAGAAGTCAATTCACAAAATATAGAAAAATGTTTCCAGATTTTAAAATAGTATATTTAATAGGAATAGATAAAGTTTCATATATAAATTGTTTTACTGAAGAATATTATAACACGTTATTAAACGAATACAATGATAAAAGTGAGATTTATAGAAATAGTCATTATCAAGGGATATGTCCCAAATTTCCAATAGAATATTATCTATATTATGAATACAACTTAAATAATAATGAAGATTTATATGAAAATGTTAATTATTATAACAAAACTTTTGAAGATATTATTAATTTCTTAAAATCAGAACACAAATTGACAAAAATATTAAAGATTAAAACGTGCGAATATGTTTAAATTTTATTGAATTTATATATTTGAGTTTGTGATTTATCATATGTCAAATAAGAAATATCCGTTATTATATTATATTTTGTCTTCAATAAATTTTTTATTATTGACAACCAAGGTCTTTTTCGTTTAGTTGGTTCTCCAACAGCTTTCAAGTTATTAAAAGCATAATATTTTCGTATTTCAGGTATAAGTTCCATTATTTTTTTTTGTATTTCTTCATTTTGGTCTAATTCATAAAGCGTATATTCTGTTTTATTTTCTAAATCTAAAATAGATATAATCTTATCTACAATTTCTTCCTGTTCTTTTTTATACAATTCGCTTTTAAGACGCATTACAATATACTTAAAATAATAAATAAATTTTAAGTATGTTATTTATAAATTTTTAATTTTCTTCTTCTTGTTGATGTTTCCTTTTTAATTCATATCCTTCTTTCAAATTATAAGCATATTCAAAATAGTTTTTATAGTTTTCCTTTTTAACCTTTTCAATAGCTTTATCTACATTATTTTCTAATTGTTGATAATTTTCAACATTCCTATCTTTTTTCATGTAAGTTTTTATTTGGTTAAAATATGCTTCTATTGGTAAATTGCTACGAGGAGTATAAGGCACCGCAAATAAATAATGATTGCCACTTTTAGTTATAGCATTTTTAATCAATTCGTTATTATGACTTCCAGCATTATCCAAAATAATAAGATGATCTTTATAGTTTGGAAATATGTGTTTTTCTAAAAATTCTAATAATCTTTCTTTTGTCATACCTCCTTTTTCATATAATTCTTTTCCAACACATTTTGTATTACTTATTGCTACTAATAAAGTAAATTTGCGAAATACAAATTGATTTGATGTTTTTATTATACAACGCTTACCCAAATTACATCTACTATAAGTTGGTTTCAAAGCAGAACCAACACTTGTTTCATCCAAACAAATAATTTTGTTGATAGGAAATTTACGAACTTCGGTAAAAAATTTATTCATTTCATTTTCTTTCTCAATTGGTTTCTTATATCGTTCTTTTGGAAAATGTTCGTGTCTTGTTCGTTTTCTTGTTTTATTATTATCTCTAATAACTTGTCCTAAATGTTGAGGCGTAATATCAAACGATGGATACTTCTTTTTTATATCAATAGCTAATTCATTCATAGTAAGTTGTTCGTTTTGTTTCAATAATTCTAACGCAGTATTTACTTGTGGTTTAGTAATTTTATAAGATATTGGTTTTCGGTTTTTTCTTGTAAGATTTTTAGAAGTTTTATATTTATGTATCCATCTTTTTAGTGAAGACTTTTTACAATCAAATATTTTACAAGTATTATCATATCAGTCTTCATGGTTTAAGTAATAATTGACGGCAGATAACTTATAATCAACGCTTTTATGCTTCATATAATAAATAGATAAAAATTATATTAAGCGTGCCATTTTAAATCTTCAAGGGTGTAAACAGTTCTTCGTTATAAAGTAATTGACCAGATGGTTTATATGATTTAATAGGTGTATAGTTCTTTTTTGCCTGAATTTCGGTTTCTTTATTCACAAAACGTGTTGGATTTTTATCTTGAGAGGGTGTAGCAATCGTGATTTCATCTATTTTTTTGCCGTATTCGTCCACTTCAATACCTGTTTTTTTCTTAAATTCTGAACGCACGTAAGAAGGCACCCAATGAGACCATACAATCAATAGTGTATTCGGATGAATGTATTTTACATGAAACCCGTTCGTGCTAAGTTTATCCATTAAATAGGCAATACATGCTCCTTGGTCGTATCTAGGAACACCGATGATAAGCTCGGGAACCACAAACCAACAAAATTGTTCATCCATTTTTTGTCTAGAGGTTGTTTTAATTCTAACATGGATGCGATTCAAAATTTTATTAAACAACTCTAGTTTGCTTAAATCGGATTGCTGCTTTTTGTCATAAAGCTCATCTATACTTATCTTTTCAGAAAAATCATCGATGTTTTCAAGAGTAAATATATTTGCCATAAAAATATAAAAGAAAAAAGTTATTTATAAAAAATGTATATTACACGTTTGGTCTTTTTTTATTTTTGATTCGTATAATGTAATGACAATAAAACATTTAGTTATCTCTGGTGGAGGTCCCACACTTATTCAAATGTTATCCGCTATTCAAGAATTAGAGAGAAACAACTACCTAGATAGAAAAGAAATAAAGAGTATATATGGAACTTCTGCGGGTGCTATTCTGGGAGTGTTGTTTTCTCTAAACATGGATTGGGAAAGTATAAATGATTATGTTATTAAACGTCCGTGGCATGAGTTATTTTCTATTAAAGTACAAAATATATTAGATGCTTACACAAAAAAAGGAATTTATGACAATACTATTATAGAAAAATGTTTTAAACCTCTTTTAGATGCGAAAGATATTTCATTACATATTACATTAGATGAATTTCGACAATATTCTAATATTGATTTGCATTTTTTTACATTTGAAGTAAATCAATTTCAAATGGAAGATGTTTCTTACAAGACGCATCCGAAATTGTCTTTGTTAACCGCTATTCAAATGACTTGCGCACTTCCTGTCATGATGAGTCCTGTTTTTTTAGAAGATAAATGTTATGTGGACGGCGGTGTTGCATCAAATTATCCTTTGAAATATTGTATAGCGCATAATGAACCAGATGAAATACTAGGATTTAAAAATAAATATGATAATTATAAAAGAAACCATATTCATTCTGGTTCTACTTTATTTGATTTTGTAATGGGGTTTCTTTTTCAATTGATAAACAGTTTAAGTACGCAAAATGTAGAGCCTAGTATAAAAAATGAAATTGAGTTTAATACGTCTCTATTAAGTATTGAAATTTTTAAAAATACACTTAAAAATATTGAGACGAGAAAGGAATTATTCGAAAATGGGATTAAAACGGTGAATACGTATTTGTCTTTGAAAGAATAACTTCAAACAATAATTTTACCGTTGTATTTTGTTGCATATTTATGCAATTTTTTAACCATTCTTTTTTGTAATTTCGCGTATTTTGTTTTCAACTCTTCAAAATCATTTCCTGAGGTATTTAGATTTATAGAAAATCCAAAAAATTCACGTTTTTTATTTATACGATACTTTGAAAATTTTTCATGCATTTCCTTTTCAATCTTTTTCCAATCAGTTGTCTCAATCGCAGCAATCGGTTCAAATTTTTCGGATACGCTTGTTCCAGAGAGGGTTTTTATTCTATTTTCAAATTGGGTTGTCTCACCACATTTGATTTGGAATGGCTGAGAAGGACTTGTTAATAAATATGTAATACCGATTTCGGGTTTTATTTGTGTCATCGTTTTGAAATAATCCGGAATAGTCTTTTTTATTTTTCTAACAATTGTTAACGGATTTGCGAATGTTTTTACACTAGTTTTTACACTAGTATACGACTCTTTAATTCTAGTTGTAATTTGTTTTACCATGCTACTATATTACGTAATATATCTTTATGTTATAATATAATATCAAAATGCGTTAGGTAAATCATAAAAATTAGAATTGCCATAGAAAAGGTAAGAAAATAATTGTTGAAACCAACCAATCTGTACTCCGTTATCGCTCCCTCTAGAACTTCGTATATTTTCTTTTTGTGTTAAATTAGAAAAGATTGGAAACATACAAGATACGTTTTGTTGCATGTTTTTTATAAAAAAGGGTAACTTATTATCTTTGTTTAATACCTTATTAAAATTCTCATAATAAGAGAGAACCTTTATATCTTCTTTATTACTCACCTTCATTTGGATTCTTATATGGTCTTCTTCTTTATCGTGAAGTGTGCCAACATGTATTAAATTTGCATTAAACAGTATTATATCGCCTGATTTACATGGTAAATGGACGGTTGGATTTATTAGATTGATATCGAATGAATGTAGATTTTTATGACTGGTTGGCACGACTCCTAGACATTTATCCATACTTTCTAAATATATTAACATAGTGTAAGATGGATATTTTTGCCCCTCGTTGAAAAAATCACCGTTATTGTCTCTATGACATGTATGTACAGATGATTTTTGAATAATCCATATGTAATCTTGAAATACATAATTTTTACCAACTTGATTATGAATCAACGTATGTAATGTATTATTTTTTACTAAGAAATTTTTTACGGTAGAATAATCATTCTCTATACATTTATTTTTTAAATATTGCACATCTATGTTATCAAATACATTTTTTAGTACTACGAATCCATCTTTTTTTAAACTATATTTATCCGTATCTTGTATGATTTTATTTTTTAAAAAAGATGCAAATATTATATAAATAAAAAATAACATAAAAAATAACATAAAAAATAACATAAAAAACAGGAGGTATTTATATAATTTTGTAAATTTCATAATTTTCTTATATATAGAATATAAAATTTACAAAAAGGTTTATAGCGCTGTATTTAAAAACTGCGTTAGATTGTTTTTTGTTGGTTTTGCATCAAATTCGATGACTTGACCATCTTTGATAAGTTTAATGGTAGGAAATCCTTCTATTTTATATTTATTCATCATTTCTTCTACTTTGGCATTTTCAGTCGTACAATTTACTTCTGTAAATACAACTTTGTACCCATTTACGGTCTTGTTTTCATATTCACTTGTTATATCTTCCCAAACAGGTTTGGCGGTTTTGCAGTGTGGGCACCAATCGGCGTAGAAAAACATAAGTTCGGCTTCATTTGTAGAATCATTTTTGCTTGGCGTGTATTCGTTGTTTGGCGTATAATTCGTTTTAAAGATAGGTATTAAAGGCATCAACCAATTGCGTGCTAAGTATACTATTATAAGTATGACTACGAGTGCTAAAATAATATACATACTACTAGACCCTGAACCTCCAGTCATAAAATTCAGCTTGCCTCCCGTATTGAATCCTAATTTATTCTTTAAAAAATCCATATATATCTAGTTAAGAATTTCCTGAACTATTTTTAACGAACCTGTTTTCAGATTTCAGATTTTCAGAATATTTTTTTTACTAAATCTTTCAAAACAAAGAAAAATAATACGGTTAAAAATAATATAAAAATATACGTGCATATAATATTTGTGTTTTTTTGAGAAGTTAATTCGTAATTGGTAAAAATGGTTTGGCGTAAGAAAATGCTCTGGTGTACGCTTAAATATAAAGTATAACCTAACAGAATCAATACGATTATCTTCATGAAGGCGGATGTTTTTACAAATTGATTTAATGGGCTTATTATAAAAAGAATAATAATAAATATAGAGCTGTATGTGCACATGCATATTTTTTTGGATACATTCAATAAATCGTCATTCATGTCTATAAATTATTATTTTATTTTTTATTTTTATATATAATTTATATATGAAAAATACTAAAAAAAATAGGGGGAAAAAATCTACAAAGAGTGTTTTCAAAAAAAATGACTATAATGCGAATGATGGGTTTTTGACAAGCACCTGGGGACCTCCTCTATGGCATTATTTGCATACTATGAGTTTTAACTATCCGGTCAATCCTACTTTACAAGATAAAATTCATTATAGGAATTTTGTATTGAATTTACAATTTGTACTACCTTGTAAATATTGTAGAATAAATTTGACTAAAAATTTCAAACAATTACCTTTGACAACGGCTGTTATGAAAAATCGCGACAGTTTTTCTAAATACATTTATGATTTACATGAATTAATAAATGACATGTTGCATAAAAATTCTAATCTTACTTATTATCAAGTGAGAGAACGGTATGAGCATTTTCGTTCTAGATGTACTACTGAAAAACCTACACTATTTAAATTTAAGAATAACACACGTAAGAATAACACACGTAAGAATAACACACATAAGAAAGAACAGGGATGTACCGAATCTCTCTATGGTAAAAAATCAAAATGTATTATCAAAATTGTTCCACAAGAAGAGAGAGGAAAAACAATCCAAATAGACAAAAAGTGTATTAAAAAAAGAATCGTTCAATAAACTGACTCGTTTACATACCGAATGTAGAAAAATCATTCAATACAGGTGTTGGTAAATACTCTGCACTCATCGAACTATAATTAGGTACTTTTTTGCAATCAAAATTTGGTTCAGGGCAACGTGCACAAGCAGGACAAGGAGGAGGAGGCTCGTCTCTCGAACACGTTCCCGCAACAGGACAAACAGGACAAACAGGAGGAATAATTTCAGACTTTAGTATGTACAAATCTTCTTGACCCGGAGGTATTTGGTTATAAGGAATTCCCATTCCTGCATATGCATTATAAACAGAAGATGCTGTGGGTCCTCCGGCAGGTCCAGGCGGATTAGAACCTGGAGGATTGTATGGTCCTGCTCCAGGAGGATTATAAGCTCCAGGGGGATTGTAAGCACCAGTTCCAGGAGGATTAGAACCAGGGGGATTGTAAGCACCAGTTCCAGGAGGATTAGAACCAGGGGGATTGTAAGCGCCAGTTCCAGGAGGATTAGAACCAGGGGGATTGTAAGCGCCAGTTCCAGGAGGATTATAACCAGGAGGATTGTAAGCGCCAGTTCCGGGTGGATTGTAAGCGCCAGTTCCAGGAGGATTATAATTGCTAGTTCCAGGAGGATTGTAAGCGCCAGTTCCAGGAGGATTATAAACTCCAGCAGTTCCTGGCGGATTATTATTATAAGACCCAGATGTATCTCCCGATAAGGTGTATGTTACCGAACCTGAATTCGTATTTACTTGAATGGCCTGTTGTCCATTACTAGTAGTTACGACTGTTGCTGATGACCCCCCAGGGCCATTAAATGTCGTAACAGAACCATCGTTGTTAGTGAATCTTTCTATTCTATTATTGCTCGAATCTGCGGCGGAATAAGTTGCAGGTGAACTTCCACTAGATGTAGTAATTTGTAAAGTTTGATTGCCATTATTGTCGGTGCTGACTGTAACAGTTCCTCCATTTGGACCATAAAACACGGTTCCATTTGTTAAAGCGGTACTAGAACCGGTGTAATGGTTATAATTATCATAATTTGAAGAATTTCTGTTTTGATTATTGTTTTTGCCTTTGTTATTGTTACTGTTTTTGTTGTGATTGTTACTGTTTTTGTTGTGATTGTTATTGTTGCTTGAATTATTATCAAAATTTTCTTTACAATTACCTCCTAAAAAAGAACATAAAATGAGCCCCAATAATAAAATAAGAAAAAGAAATAAAGCTTCACTATTCATATAATTTATATAGTGAAAAAAGATTAAAAGATTAAAAAGATTAAAAAGATTAAAAGATTAAAAGATTAAAAAGATTAAAATATAATTGAATTGAAAATAATTATATTTTATTAAAACAGAATGAAAGACTATACAAGCGTTGAGATTGAGGAAGATACTCCTGTAAAACCTAAAAAGCAAAAAGAAATTCATTTATTGAATAAATATTATTTAGAAGACAAATCTATTTATGAAATTGGCGTAGATGAGGTTGGTAGAGGACCATTATTTGGAAGAGTTTACACGGCGGCGGTGATTTTACCTAAAGATGATGCATTTGATTGTTCGCAAATTAAAGATAGTAAAAAATTTACTTCTAAAAAGAAAATAGAAGAAGTCGCCAATTACATTAAAGAAAAAGCAATCGCTTGGTATGTTAGTTTTGAAGATGAAAAAACAATAGATGAAATAAATATATTACAAGCTACACAAAAATCCATGCATCATTCCATTTCAGAAGTGCGAAAACAAATGATTCCACAAATGAAAGATGAGTCGTTGCATTTATTGATTGATGGTAATTATTTCAACCCTTTTCAAGTGTTTAATACCCAAAAAAATAAATGGGAATCATTACCTCATACGTGTGTGGAAGGTGGAGATGATAAATATGTTGCGATTGCCGCCGCTTCTATTTTGGCTAAAGTAGAACGTGATGCGTATATAAATAAATTATGTAGCGAACATCCAGAATTGAGCGAAAATTATAGCATCGATAGTAACAAAGGATACGGTGCAAAAAAACATATACAAGGAATTATAAATCATGGTATTACTATTTGGCATCGTAGGAGCTTTGGCATTTGTAAAAATTATGCATAAATATTACCACGCAGCCAATACTTCATCCAAATCTGCATCTTCATGTAAATTTTTAATCAAATAATCATGTGAATACTTTTCTTCTATTTTTGGTTTTCTAATCCTTACCCATAACCAATCTCTTAACCGTTTTTTGAATTTCAAAGAATAATACAAAAATCTAAAATTGTTTAATATTTTTACTTTTTTGTTTAATGTACTAAGCATCTCGCGTGTGTTTGGAAATATTTTATCAATTGGATTATTATAATAATACATATAATATAATTTTTCATTAAAATTTGGTAAATAAATCAATCGGTTATCGTGACAATTTACCGTGTGTAAGTTTTCATTAAAATTTGGTAAATGTGTCAATTGATTGTGATAACAAGACAATACCTTTAAATTCTCATTCAACGGCGGTAAAGAAGTTAATAGATTATCATTACAATATAATTGTTGTAAATTTGTATTCAATATAGGTAAAGATGTCAAACGGTTGTTAGCGCAAATTAATGATTTTAAATTATCGTTTAAAGGAGGTAAAAAAGTCAACAGGTTTTTACGACAAGATATATTTGTTAAATTTTTATTCAATTGCGGTAAAGAAGACAATTGGTTCTCATCACAAAAGAGCTCTTTTAAATTTTCATTCAGAGTCGGCAAAGAAGATATTTGATTATTAAAACAATATATTGTATGTAAATTTTCATTCAGAGATGGTAAAGAAACCAATCTGTTATTATAACAAGATAAAAAATTTAAATTTTTAGGTAATGGAGGCAAATAAGCCAATCGGTTATCATAACAAGATAAAAAATTTAATGTTTCAGGTAACGCAGGTAAAGAAGACAATTGATTTCCACTACAATATAATTCTTCTAATGTTTCAGGTAACGCAGGTAAAGAAGACAATTGATTTCCACCACAATATAATATTCTTAGATTTTTAAACTTTGTTAAACCATTCAGATTATTTATATTTTTATATTCTACAATAATTTCTTCTGTATCTTCTGGTAAAGAATCCAAGTAACTTTCAATATCATAATCAGTCATATGTTTCTATATGTATATTATTTTTTCATTTTAAATAATTTTTATATAATCATATAAAGAGATTTACCAATATTTATAGATGAATCGTGTAGAACAAATGAAACAAGTGCAAAAAGAAGGGTTGGAATTATTCACAAAAAAAAATGCGGATTATGGTGATGCATTTGCCAAATACGGGGTTATCGGTGTATTAATGCGTATTGAAGATAAAATACAAAGGTCGTTATCCATTACTAAGAATGGTGTGAATTTAATAGATGAAGGTATTCGGGATACTTTAATAGATTTGCATAATTATGCAGCTATGGCATTAATGTTGATGGATGAAAAAGACAAAAAAGAAGAGTTGCCTAGTGAAGTAAAAGTATTATTTCCAATAATACTAAATGCAATTAGTATAAAAAATCATCATAAATATTTTTTTCCAGAATTTATAATCAGTATAAACTATGTGAATGATGAGGTTTCTTATTTATATTTTAGAGACATAAATGATAATATAATAAATATTCCTTCTGGTATAATAATCAGTTTGACTGATTACAAGTATAATACTTATGAAAAAATAGATATAGAATCTCCCAATAAAATAGGTCATTACTTATCTTGGTTGAATGATTATGAAATTACGTTTAATGAAACCCCCATATTACGTATTATAAGAAGTGTAAATTAAGTGACAATTGTAAAACAACATAAAAACAGCATGATGTATCATGATAAGATGATTGTAAATAGCATGCGTTACATTAGAATGACAGACATACAAACTATAAAAAATATGACTATAAAAAATATAAAAAACACACGTCATTACAGCGATCTTGAAAATATAAAAAATAGAGAGGATTTTATAAAATATTGGGTTTCCCCGTCATGCGTGTCATGTATTCATTTTTTAAGTTATTATCCGAATGAAAATATAGGTGCAGGAAGATGTAAATTATTTGGCGAAAAGGATTTGGTTACAGGAAGAATACATTACGAATACGCGAGCGTTTGTAGAGAAAATTATGATATGTGTATGCCTGATGGTATTTATTATAAAAAAAATCCGGATGACAAATTAAATTATAAAATTGAAAGGGAATAATGAATCTATAGACAAATTACTTAAAATCTTTTCAATTAAATTAATATGAAAATCCTGGTATTTGATACAGAAACTACTGGATTATCAAAATTTAAAAAGGTCTTGCCAGTACAAATAGATTCGTGGCCTTATATAGTTCAATTCAGTTATATGATGTATGACAAACAAAGTATTGAGAAAGTAGGCGACGATATTATAAAATTACCTCCAGGTGTTGTGATTCCAGAAGAAACAAGTAAAATTCATGGAATCACAAATGAAATGTGTGAAACAGGTGTAGATATCAGCGAATGTTTATTGAAGTTTGCAGAATATTACTCACAAGCCGATGTTATCGTTGCACATAATTTATCATTCGATTTAAATATGATAACGGCGGAATTAATTCGTCTTATTTATTCTGGCAAAGAAACGCACCATTTAGTGGATTACAGTAAGCTATTAAAATCTTTAAGTCACCCACCTGAAAATAAACATTACTGTACTTTACAAAATAGTATTGTATTGTGTGATATTAAAGCAGTAAATTTAGCTGGTAAAGAATATACCAAATTTCCGACTTTATCTGAATTACATAAAGAGTTGTTTCAAACGATTCCAGTAAACTTGCATAATTCTTTAAACGATGTAGTTGTATGTTTAAGATGCTATTATATGCTTGATAAAAAAGAGGATATTCTTGAAAACAATATCCTCTTGAAAAACATGTTTGAAAGTCTGGTAACTTAATCATGAAATACTTTTTTAATATTTTTAATAAGATTGATTTTGCTTTTAATTTTTTCTATATTTATTTTCTTTTTATATTTTTCGGGATTATTTAAAATACTTTTAAACAATTCCATATCTTTTTCTATATATCCCGATAGATGAATTACGCAGTCTGGGAAATATTTTTCAATATTATTGCAGCCTATATAAAGAGGAGTCGCGTGATACAAAAAAGTATTGATTAATTTTTCGGAAAAGTATTCATTCAAAATTGAATTTTCGATGCATATATGGAAATCATAGGATTCGTATAATATTTCATTTTCACGAAATCCGCCTTTTAATCTATCATCTTTTACGTTGTAATATTTACAACCGCTGCCGTAAATATCAATCGGTAATTGACTTTTTAAAATTCTATCTACTAAAAGGTGTCTGTATATGTGTCCTTTTAATATATATTTTTTGCTTATCATCATCGACATTCTGTTTTTCTTTATTGGAATATACCGAATAGGAGGTTTGTGCCATATATAACCGAAATGTTCTATGAATGGATAAGGAAGACCACTATTATCACCAATAAAATATTTTCCTATATATTTTATTGCGTACTCTATAAATTCAGGCGATAACTCCAAGAATTCTTGTGGCTCAAAAGAAAGTCCTAATACATTTTCTTTTGGAATATGTTTTATATCTGGCATAGCGGTGTTTTGTATTATTACATGTGTGTAATCTTCGCCGTCTGTAATATATATTTCTTTGTTTTTTCCATAATAATCGATAGAATCCGCTTCACATAATTTCTCATATACGGTTTTACAATTGGAAGAAGAAGAAAAACTGGAATATATTTTAATAATCATTATTATATACAATTACATCCTTTTAACATTCCAAACGTGATTGCCTCTAAGCACTACACATCTCACAAATATCATATTCATCCTCTTTGCTTTCTTTCTTTTCTGGTTCAATCGTGAATTGTTGGGCCTGGTGCTTGGCCTTTCTTCTTAAATAATAAATTCCCGTTTTTAAACCTTTATTCCAAGAATAAAAGTGCATAGATGTTAAAGTGCTATAATTCGGGTCTTCTACCCATAAATTCATGCTTTGACTTTGACATACGAATGCTCCTCTATCTGCCGCCATATCAATCACGTGTTTCATCGGAATTTCCCAAACAATTTTATATTTATTGCGAATATGCTCCGGCAAAATCGTCAGTTGCTGCACACTTCCTTTATTTGCAATAATATTATTTTTGATTTTTTCATTCCATAGTCCGAGGTCAATCAATTCTTTCATTAAATATTTATTGACCACTACAAATTCACAGGCTAGAGTACGACGAGTGTATAAATTACTGGTGAAAGGCTCAAAACATTCGTTGAATCCTAGAATTTGGGATGTGCTTGCGGTTGGCATAGGAGCCACTAACAAAGAATTACGCAATCCGTAGGTTTGTATAGATGTTTTTAGTTGATTCCAATCATATCTGCTAGGCGTAACATTCCACATATCAAATTGTAAAATACCTTTAGATGCAGGCGAATCTGCAAATGAACTATACGCACCACAATAATTTCTCGGTAAATCTAATTCTTTAAATATAAATTGATCTGAATTAGTTAACGGAACATCATCCGAATATTCCACTTTATTTGTTGGATTTGCACTTTTATTTTTTAAAAATAAAGAATAATATTCAATATAATCTTCATGTAATCTTCTTTTTATGGCATCATATATCATTCCATAATTATAAAATCGGTCTTTAGCTATCTTATTGCTTTGAGTTAAAGATGCATGATAGATAGTTTCAAATATATTTTTGTTGATTTCCTTGGCTTCTTCGCTGTGAAAGGCGATATCCATTAAAACAAAAGTATCTGCTAATCCTTGAACTCCTAAACCAATAGGTCTGTGTAAAAAATTACTTTGTCTGGTTTTGTTAGTTGGATAAAAATTAATATCAATCACTTTATTTAAATTGTTGGTGACAATTTTGGTCACTTCGTGTAACTTTTCATAATTAAATTCCTTTGTTTCCTTATCGACAAAAGAAGGCAGCGCAATAGATGCTAAATTGCAAACGGCGGTTTCATTTTCATCTGAATATTGTATAATTTCAGTACACAAATTACTTGACTTTATCGTGCCTAAATTCTTTTGGTTTGATTTGTTATTCGCTGCATCTTTATACAGCAAATAAGGTGTTCCTGTTTCCATTTGCGCGTCTAATATTTTAAACCATAAATCACGAGCATTTAATGTTTTTTCAGCCCTGTTTTCAGATTCATATTTTGTATATAATTGGTCAAAAGCATCACCGAATACGTCGGGTAAACCAGGACATTTATTAGGACAAAATAAAGACCACTTGCTGTTTTCTTTCACTCTTGTCATGAATAAATCAGAAACCCATAATGCGTAAAAAAGGTCTCGGCCTTTCATTTCTTCATCGCCATGATTTTTTCTCATTTCTAAAAAATCTTCAATATCTGGATGCCATGGCTCTAGATAAATAGCGAAAGAGCCATTCCGTTTTCCGCCTTGGTCAATATATCTAGCCGTATTGTTAAAGACGCGTAACATGGGTACGATTCCATTCGAAATTCCGTTGGTGCCTTGAATATGGGTTCCTTTTCCTCTTACATTATGAATATGTAGTCCAATTCCTCCCGACCATTTTGATATAGACGCACAATCTTTTAATGTATTAAAAATGCCTTCTAAACTATCTTCTTCCATAGCTAACAAATAACAAGAACTTAATTGAGGTTTAGGTGTTCCTGCATTAAAAAGAGTAGGGGTAGCATGAGTAAAATATTTTTGAGATAATAAATCATATGTTTGTTTTACAAGATGCATGTTGTTGCCATGAATTCCAATAGCGACCCTCATCCACATATGCTGGATTCTCTCTACTACTTTATTATTGCATCGAAATAAATAAGATCGTTCTAATGTTTTAAATCCGAAAAAGTCAATCAGATAATCTCGACTGTAATCTATCATGTTTTCTATTTGTTCTCTATTTGTATTTACTATAACGTACAATTCTTCGGATACTAACGGACTAGATTTTCCATGGATACCTTTGAATTGATACAACATATGGAATACATTATAAAAAGAAGAATCAGTATTTTTTTGATGATTCGAAATCACGATCCGGGAAGCGAGCGTTCCATAATCAATATGCTGTGTGGATAGAGAAGCGCACTGCTCAGCGGCTAATTCATCGATTTTAGTGGTTTCTATGGTATCATATAATTGGTCAATCACTTTCATAGCTAAGGAAGAATAATTCAGTTGAATTCCTGCTTCGTTTCCTAGTTTTTTAATTCTGTTTAAAATTTTGTCAAATTGAATCTCTACTAATTCTCCATTTCTTTTGGTGACTCGCATTTCGTCTTTTTCTAGGGTTTCTTCTTTCATCCGATTATATTAAATCGAATGAAAACTTTAAATGATTTATAATTAATTATAGTAAAATCTATTTTCTACTTTTTCTAGTTTTTCTAGTTTTTCTTTTACCGCCGTTTCCACGAGATAACATATTTGTTTCCTCTTCATCTAATTCAGGAGGAAATCTACTATTCATGTTTTGATAGTGTGGATTAGTAAAATCATAATTAAAAGACATCCTCGAATTTGCAGTTGGTAAACTTGTAAATGTACTATCCAGCTTTTTACATAAAGAAGATGTATTTTTAATTCCATATTTTTTAGGACACGTTTGTTGATATATACTGTGCAATTCTTGTCTTGAATAATTGTTGTTATCTATTGCGCTTTCTATGTTGTTTTTTTTTGAAAGACAATCGGCTGATTTTGTTTTAAACATTCCGCTACATCTACTATTATAGTCGTTTATTTGGTCACTTAAATTATCATATGGTCTTGATGTCTGTATATAGTTATAATTAGATTGTCGTGTTTGTCGTTGTCGTGGTGTTTGAGGTTGTGGTAAATAATCTACACCAAAGTCCGAATTTTTTATTGGTCCATGTCTATCTACATACAACTCATTTTCATCAAATGTATCTGTATCATTCGAATTATTCATATAATTCATAGAATTCATAGGATTTTTATATTGATATTCATTTGAGTTTACATATTGTCCTGCACGCTGTCTTTTACTTTTTTTCATACGTGTCATTCTCTTTTTAGTTCCCATATATTATTAAAACAAAATAATTTTTGTGAAAATTATTTTGAACCCGGATAAAATTATATTCATGTATAATATATGAATAAAATCGCATTTTTATCCCTTATTTTATTATTCGCTTTGGCTGTTCCAACTTTTTATATGTCTAATGTAGAAAATTATAGTAATTATCGTTTAGCAGGAGCTCAAGGGAAATATCCTTGCGCACAAACAAACGTATTATTACAAGATAGTTATCCTATTACCAAAAAAAACGGGGTTACTAAAGATAAAGCCGGAGATATTTGGTGGCATTATCCTGTTTTTGAAGTGGGTTCTTTTGACCAATTTACAAATAATTTAAAATTTTCTAATAATCCAGATACTGGAAGATGCATGCCAGCAGAAATGTGTGGCTCTCTTTATAAAGAATATCAAGCTCAATCCAATTACGTGTTTCCTATTCCTCCCGCAAAAATACCTACAAGAGGTACAAGAGTCAATTATTTTGATACGAAGATAAATCTTCTTCCTTATAGACAAGATGTTGTAAATATTATGTATTAGATCTAATTCTTTTTTGCAATTCAAAGGTTGGAAATACAAATTTGTGTTTTCTTTTCAAAGGAATTTTCAATAAAAACAACCCGATGATAATAAAGATAAATCCCACGTATTGAGATACACTAGTAAAGTATTCGCCATAAACAATAATTGCAACAAGCCCTTCTATTAACGTGCTTATTCCATCCCACGCAGAATTCACTAATAAAACAGTTGATCCCTGCAAAGAGCGAATCAAAAAGTATATTACCATAATATATCCTCCCGTTCCTGTAATAAAAGGAATCATTCCGCCGTGATTTGCAAATTGTTTGAATGCAAAATCCCCAATTATTTCAGCTAAAACAATTCCTGTCAAGTCTTGATAACTCATATACAAATTATCTTTATTATTTTCAAAAAAAACATATTTAATCTAAGTTATACAAATTACAACATTTTCTTGACTAAAAAGCAACCATTAAATTCTGCGTTAGAATTTCCACACGCTTCTTTTTTAGCTCTTTTTTTAGGAGCTCTATGTTCGCATCCATCTATTCTCTCCTTCTCTATAATTCTCCAGACATTTTCTATAGAAGAAATATTGTCTTGAAACCATGTTTTGTTTCGTGTTACTAATACACAGCTCATTTTTTCGAGTTTCCAATAAATATTTTTTATCCAAATCATATTATGCTGCGTTTGATAATCTAATGTAGATTCCTCCCATTCAATAATATTTTCTGTTATATGCAACGGTTTATAAACATAATGAGGTTTTAATTGTTCTGTTTGAAAATACATGATAACTCCTTGTATTGTATCCGTTGTATCTTCATAAAAATCGCTTTCCTTTTCATATTCTACAAATTTAGTTTCCAAGAAATCGCATTCATCCAAATCGCATACTTCCATTTGTAATTGCATCTGAATCCAATATTCTCTCAAAGGAATGCCTGTTATTTCTCTATTGACAATATTTTTAATTTCCAACATTCTTCCAAAGAGAGGAGAAGTAGAATCTATATTGATTCCATCTGGTGAAGCTCCTAGAAAGGAATACTTGTCGTGTTGAATACAACCAAAATCCCCCACTTTTGTGTTATACATGTTTTCATATATCATGACAGATAGCGGTTCGTATTTTTGCCCCCAATGTAAAGTAGTATTTACATTTACCAAAGTTAAAGAGTTTTCTTCTATTTTTAATGGTTGACATTTTTCATATATAAGTTGATTTACACAAGATTGACTTTCAAAAATCTTATGTGCGCTGCTAGCGGTGATTAAATTATACCTAAATTGATACCAATCATTTGTTCTTTGTGCAGGCTGGGGTTTAGAACGTAACAAATCTATTTTATCTTGTAATTCCTGAATACAATCCGCATTTTCTATACTTTCTGTATTTCTATTTAAAGACCTAGATTGATAAATGGTATTAAAAAATATATTAAATGTAAAATCTATAATTTCTTCTATGTCATCTTCCAATTCTTCATCTAAAAAAAGCTCATCTTCAAAATGAACTTCTAAAAGCTCTAAAATGTCTTCTTTAAATGTATCTTCAAAATCTTGTTCCATGACAGCTTGCGGATTATCATCTACATATTCTTTCATAATAAGCAATAGTGTTTCGATAAACTCTAAAGTATTTTCTTCTGTAAATACAGAGTCTAATTCTTCAGGTATAATTTCGTCGATAATATTTTTTAAATCAGTTATTTCATATAAAGAGCTCATATATTTTATATAGAATAATATTTATATATCATTTTCATAGTAATTAAAATAATAATTAAATATTAATCTATAATATAATGAATTATAAAATAATAGGAAAAGGCGGAGATGGAATTATCGTATATCCTGCACTTATTTATGAAGCATTTCGTGACAATACAGAAACGTATACAGAAAAATTAACAGATAAAAAATATATAAGTAAAATAGGAACAGAAAAATTGATAAATGAAAAATATATATACGACATACTTCCTAGTGAGTATGATTCTAAATTTTATGATAAAGAATGCCATTTATTTCATTACAATTTAAACAAATCAATCATAAATAATGAATTAATAGATACAGAAACTGCAATACCTGAATTTAATACTCAAATAATCATTCCATTTTTTAAAGGAGATAAATTGTCTTTCGTATTAGAAAATGTAGAATTAACAAATCATCAAAGTTATAATTTGCTTGTAAAATTAATAAAATTATATGATGTCATAGATATATTGAATAATACATACAATATTTATCATAAAGACATAAGTACGCGAAACATATTGTATAATGTTGAAAAAAATAAAATAAGGCTGATCGACTACTCCAGGTCTAGACATCCAAGCAAAAAAAGTGTTCCGGAATATAAAAACAAAGATACAAACACCATGATAGAAATTATAAATACAGTTATTATAAAAATAAATACTAGTTTTAAAATATCTATTCCATCCGTTCAAACCATCGAAGACATAAAATCAAACAAAAGTGCAATCAAAATGTTATTAATATAATCATACATCTTCTTTGGATTTATTTTTAATAGTACCGTTGAGTATTTTTTTAGGAGTCAAACATTTATGGGTAGAAATGCGTTTATCTAGATTTTTCAAAGTAAAATGTTTGATTGATTTTACAAAAGTTAATCCTGGAATATCTTTTATGTTTCCCGTTTCTTTGTCATATACAACGTCTTTGACACGTTGCAGTTTTTTTCTATCTAAACAATCTTTAAAAAACCGAACCAGTAACGATTCCTCTTCCTCTGTTAATTGGTTTGCTGTTTTATACGTTTCCACATAATCCATTAATTTTTTGGTTTTAATTGTTTTATCTAATTTACTCCAAGGCTCATTTACATTATTGTTTTTTTCATTTTCTAAAAAATTATCCAAACAATTTAAATTATTTGATGTTTTTGTTTCTTTCAATACGCTACCATTCAATAACATGGATTTATATTTTATATTTTTTAGTTCCAAGCATTCATCATGCATTTCAGTTATTTTTTCTTCCATATTTGTATATTATATGTATATTTAATTTTAACTCACTTTTTTAATATATTATAATATATTAAAAAATATAGTATAGTATATAACGAGTTGTTTATATTGTTATAATATATATGAAATATAATATGAAATCTGACGAAATAAAGAAAGATGAAAAAAAAATTACCTTTTGTGGAATAAATAATAAATATCAAATGAAAAAAATGACAAATAAAAAGTGCGAACCTAAAAAAAGGGCAGTTACGAATAAATGGGATTTCTCTCCAGAGTGTTTTCTAATAGAGAAACAATTGGATTTATTAAAAAATGTTTATGTAAACTCCGAAAAAGAAACTGAAACAGAATGGCTTTTGAAAGAATTAGAGAGAAAAATGTATGGGTATAAACAACAAGACAACGACAAAAAAGTATTTGAAATAGACAAATTTGTAACGGTAACGGAGGTGATAGAAAAAATGATTGAAACACAATTAGATTGTTATTATTGTCATGAAAAAATGTTGGTATTATATGAAAATGTAAGAGAAGGAAGACAATGGACTATAGATAGAGATGATAACGATAAAGGGCATAATAAAGATAATTATGTATTGGCTTGTTTAGAATGTAATTTAAAAAGAAAAAGACGAAGGAAAGTTGATTTTTTATTCACTAAACAATTACAGATTGTGAGAGAAAATTTCTGACTAGATACAGTAAATAAAAGTGTGTTTGTTCTATTCAAAAATAAAATAGAAGAATAGTATGAATCCTCTTATTGAATGGAGATGGTCGAAAAATGAAGCGTATTCACGTTCTAAAAGACAAGATTCTGCAAAAACTCAAAATAAACCGAATTCACAGAATTATTCACAGAATAATCAAACAGATTCGTATTTAGATGAAAATTTTACAAAAGAAGTAGAAGTGAGCGCATACAGCAGCGCTTTAAACCACGACGAAAACACATGGGATATTTTAAATCAAAATATTTATAATGGTTTTAGTCAACGTAATAAGAGAGAAGAATTGGATAATAAAATGGCCGACAGAGAAATGACACAGCAAATTGGATTTAATCCCTTTTTAGGGGATAATTATGTGAATGATATATCTGTAAGTAATACTTTTTTGAAACCAGTCAATACTACTCAAGAGCGTGAAGGTGAAAAATAAACCTCTAAAAATGTATTTTCATACTACACTTTTTCATTTTCAGATAGTTTATTTATATATTTTTTACCTTCTTTACCACACATATCATCAAATTTCCTTACAGTAGAACAATACTGATAGTCAATATATTTTTCAATTCCAGTTATCAAATAATTAGTATTTATTTCCGTTTTTGGAAACAAATAACATTTTCCATATATCGGATCAGTCACAAAATTATTTTTGAAAAACTTACAATTGATACAAAATTTGGGTGTAATTTCGTTCAAAGAAAAAACTAAAATAATAGAAGAGATAATTACAAAAATATATTTCATAATTATACTGTCCAAAATTATTTAAGTCATTTTTGAGTTAAATTAAATAGGTATAAGAAAATATACAATATACCAGAAAACAACTTAAACAAATTATTTACAAAATACATAATGAATACATATAGTACTCAAAATGATTTATTGTTGAATAATTTATTGGACTTTTATAAAAACGAAGACTATTTGCGTCGTATGTTAAAGATTATTACTGGTGAATGTAAGATTTCTCTCCGTATTGTGGATTGGTTTACCACAAATTATGCAAAAAAAAATTATACTCTTTATGACATTCGAAATGATCAAGGAGAGATAGTGAAACGTTTCAAAGTATATTGTGATTATAAATTGAAATTAAAAGCGTACAGTAAGAAACGGTTTGACCCTTTTTGTCGTTGGGATAGAATAAGTATTCCATATAAAAATGGTACTTGTATTGAAACGACGATTGGACAATTGAATTTTTTCAAATGGTCACTTGAAAATAAGGTGGTTGATTATATTGATGAGAATTATGATACGATTGAGAAGGATATGAATAACCGAAATAGTACATCTAAACGAAAGGAACTCATCGTTCAAGATAATTCAAAGACTAGAAAGAAGAGAGAAGAATTGTCGGTTTCAGCTACGAAAAGCATTAAAAAGGAAGAGGTAGAAATCGTCGTCCATTTTAATTAATTTTAATATTTTGGATTATATATAATGGAACCATTTAACACAAAGTATGGTTTAATTACACTACTTCAAAACGAAGTTTATATTGCAAACGAATTTAAAGAAGGACGCTATTGGGATGAATCAACATTATTATTATTACAAAAAATTATAGATACTAATCGTAATATTTTGGAAATAGGAGGCCATTGTGGAACTTCGAGTATTGTATATTCTTCTTTTTTGAATGATGATAAAAAAGTATTCGTTTATGAACCACAGAAAAATATGTATAATTTATTGGTTAAAAATATAAATCAAAATAATTTACAAAATAAAATTATACCTAATAATTTAGGAGTATTTTGTTATGAAGGAACCGGTAAAATGAATGATATTGATTTAGATGGCGGAGGTGGTAATGTATCAAAAAGATATAACGAAGAAAATAATTTAGGGTGTAATTTTGGTGGTATTGGATTAGGAGGAAATGGGGAAGACATTTATTTAACAACTATAGATAATATGAAATTAGATGATATTGGTTATATACATTGTGATGCACAAGGTTCTGAAAATTTTATATTTTCAAAAGGAATAGAAACCATAACAAAATATAGACCTGTTATATTGTATGAAAATAATGAACAATATTGCAAGTATCTTTATGATAATGTATGTAATTCATATCCTAACTATAAAGAAGAAAGTGTATTTGATATTAAAAAATACTGTATGGAACAGTTAAATTATTCAACATGTATTGATAAGTTTAATGGTGGTATTGATACACTTTTAATTCCATAATTTTTACATTAAAATGGTCATTTTAATTAATCTGATTTTATTGAATCTTTATTGATTTTTTATTTAATATTTTCATAAAAATATTAAACCTATTTTTATAAAAGATAATAATGGGGAATTCATCCAGCATTAATAAAATTAATTTTGAAGATGTCCAGCATGCGTTAAATAATAAAGAACAATTTATGTTGATGAATACACTAGGAGAATCTGAACAGGAATGTTTAATTATGAACACTCTTCCGGCTTCTCAAGAAGAAATGATTATAAATAAGTATTTGAAGAGTTATACCAAAGATATACAAATAATTGTGTATGGTAGAAATAATAATGACGAAAAAATACAGACAAAATACAATCAATTGACTTCTCTCGGATTTAACAACGTGTATATTTATACTGGTGGATTATTTGAATGGTTACTTCTTCAAGATATTTTTGGAGAGAAAGAGTTTCCTACGACAAAAAAACAATTGGATGTTTTAAAATATAAACCGAGTAAAAGATTCAACGTATCTCTTTTGAAATATTGATTTTGTTATTTTTTGTTGTTTTTTGTTTTTTGCTCTTTTTAATTTTTCTGGTACTTTTTTTTACACCTTTTCTTTTGCCCCCAAAACCAGAACTTAATGGAGTGGTGCTTAAACTTTCCAACCCTTCTAATCCTTCATTTGTTTGATTTATGGCTAACACAATCTCTGATAAATCTGAATTGTTCAACTTAACTAATATTGTCATCATAACGTCATATGTAGGTTGAATTCCTGATTTATAATTGTTTATTACCCTTTTTATATTTTCTAGTCCAGGTGCATAATCAATAATGTCGTTATCTAAAAAAGTTATTATAATGTTAGTTGAATATGAAAACCGTTTTATAAGGGAAATTATTTGATCTAGGTAACTTTGTTTTAGATAAATGAATGAAATAATCTCAGATAAATCAGAATTGTTTAATTTAACTAATATTTCCATTATATCTTCATATGTAGGTTGAATTCCTTGGTAATAATTCTTTAATTCCAGTAGCTTTTTAATTTCATTTACATAATCATTCGTAGAATTATTATAATCACCGTTGTTATATTTGTCACTTAAATATGTTACTATAGTAATATTTATTATAGGTGTAAAATTTTTAGGAAGTTCGTTTATTTTTTGTATGTAGTAATTTTTATCGTTTGCCCATTCATTCTTTTCTGTAACAGGTAATGTTTGAAATAAATCATTTTGGAAAGTATAATAAGAGTCTACTACTTTCATGTCTTCATCTAGTAATTTTACATCGTTTTTTTGCAATTCAATTAACCCTGCTACACCTATTGCAATTCCTTTCGCATTCTGTGTCATTACTGTGTCATTTGTTCCGTATTGGTCAACGTTTTTGATTTCTGGATTCCATTCTGGATAAAACTTTAAATACTGTGATGAATCTAGATAAAATTGCACTACTGCATTTTCAACATTAGATGTGTATTCCATAAACATCGGATAAATACGATTCGATTTATTATATGTTCCATTATCAAACAATTGACTAGTTGGATCTTGTTCAATTAATTTTTCTATTAATAATTGAATCAAGTTTCTATCTATTTTTTCAACAAAAAAAACAAACAACATTAAAAATAAATACATTTTCTCATTTCCTTTACTTATAAGCTTTTCAATTTCTTCGTTGTATTTATTTACAAATCTCTCAACAAATTGATTAACAATAACGTTTTCTGTTTTAGAAAATATATTTTTATTATTCATAATATTCATATTATTTATCATTATTCCTAAAAATAAAATCTTGTAAGATTGACCTACCATAATAGATGCCTGAACCTTTCCTTCCTCCCCTGGAAATAATACGCTATTCGGATTGATATTACCGTTATTCGGATTTATATAAGGATACGTAATGGTTGCATAAAAGTTTCTAAAAAAATCATTTATTTCAGGATTTATTTTATTAATATAAATGATAGAACCTAAAATACCTTGAGAGACACCTTGATTGTTACCATCTTTTCGTATATCTATATCAATACCTTCAGGAATATTAAACGCTTTTTTATACCAATTTTTAACTTTTAAACGTCCATCGCGTGTTCCAAAAATACTTCCCCAGCTAAAATTAGACATATTAGTTGCCTCCGCGGTTAATTCTGTTATTATTGTTGCTTTTGTTATTTGTTCTACAGGCGGTGCTTGTTTAATAGGTGTACCTGACATTTTATTCCAGGTAGTATAAATTCCTTTCATATCTGCGGAAGATATTAAATTGCATAAATTAATAAGTGTAAACATCCGGTAATTATCGGATTTAGTATAATTTTTATTTAAATAATCGATAATGCATCTTACTTTACCAGATTTACCAGTACTATTTTCTTCATTCAAAATATCAATCCTCTCAAGAGCCCAGTCTGAAATAATTTTTTTTTGCTTTTCATTCCCTTGGGTTAAATTCATAAATTTCTCTTTTAAAGATTGTTCCAGACATTTACCATTTTTTCCTGATATACTATCAGTTGCTATTTTTATTAATATTTCTTTTGTGACAAGAAAATCTAATTCAAATCTTTTTTTATTTTCATTAAATGTAATAAAATCAGAATCCGATTTTACTTGATTACAACATTTATGAGCCCACGCATATTCCATATCTATTTCCTTAGCAATCATGGCATCGGTATCATTAGTAAGCCTTTTTCCAAATTTGTAATTTTGGACAATATTTTTATATTCTGCATTATACAAGTGTAGATACAACGCTGCTTTAAACACCGGTAAAATGTGTTCGCATTCTGGGGTGTTATTATTACCTGATTCCTCTAATGGAAAACCGCAAATATAACATACAGTAGTGCCAATCTGAAAATTACCAATCGCGTTACTACACTGTGTTTGTGGCGAAGATCTTTCCCACCAACATCTAGCATTTGCCTTTTGTATTACTTCATCATTACTTGTAAAATCAACATTAGGTTTAAATCCGTACACTAATTCAAAGGCTACACCTGCATCTAAATTATGGATATCTCCCCAATTGTATACTTTGATATTTTCTCTATTTACTGGTCTAAGAGCCGGAACCCTTAACGATTTTTTTAGTTTGAATTGTTTCGATTTTTCTTCTGGTATTGAATTACTTGGATTAAATATTTCGTTCATTTATTTATTTATAATATAATAGTATAATATAATAATTTTTTATTTTGAATCCACCGTACATCGCATGATCCGTTTAATATATTGTATATCTTTTATAGCTTTTATATGTAACAACTTGGATTCTTGTTTTGAATATTCAGTAGTAAATAAATCATCATTAATGTATTTTAATATTCGCTTGTCAAACAATTCCATCATTTTTTCCAAAGAATCGCTATAATTGTATTTTTCATGCATTATTTGGTAAATAATACATCTTTCTACATCATACCCTGCAAGTAAATCTGCTTCTCTTACTATATGATAACACGTCTGGTATTCTAGTAAATCGGGGTATCCGCATCTTTGAACCTTGGAATAAGACATGGTAGACACAATATCACAAACCGCATTCAAATTTGCTGAAGACATGTAATCTTGGAGATACAGTTTTATTTCTTCTACACCCTTTTCTTCATTCATATATTTTTTGTCACACATATCATGTATAATAGAGGCAACATATACAACCTCTTTTTGTTCCAACAAAAAAGGATTTTTAATTGACTCGTAAGAGTATATTTGATTCGCATAATGAAAGACATCCATACTATGTTTTAGTGCATGCGACTCATCAATATTATATTTTTTACTAGTTTGAATCACAAAATTGAAGGCGTGGTTTATCAAAGAACTAATTTTCATATTTATTATACATAATTTTTCTTTATTATGATTTCATAAATTCTTCTATTTGAGAAATCCATGTTTTCACTACGTCTTTTTTTTCGTGAATATCTAAACTTCCATCTAATATTAACTGGTTATGACACACACAATCAGGTGCTTTTTTATCCAACATCTCTTCATGGTATGTATTACAAGACTCTAAATAATCAAGCGGAATTACACTTTCTCCTATTCTAGAACGCATTTTAATGCGAAAATGACAAATCGATGGACTAGCTTTTACGTATATAACTTTATGTACAGGAAATTCTTTTGCAAAAGAGTCAAACCATTTTAAGTATATTCTATAATTGATGAATTCTATTTTTCCAGCATCATACAACATCTTGGCAAAAACCATTCTGTCTGTGTAAAGGCTTCTTTCTGTAATGATAATAGCCGGATTTTTTTCAACCGCTTCTTTTAAAGCTACTAAGCGCGAAATATATGCCATCATTTGAAAAGGGAATGAATATTTTTCCTGGTCTTTGTAAAATTTCTCAAGCATCGTAACACCATTTTCGTCTCTGATTGTTTCCCAATCTTCCACAGGCTCTTTTAAAAAGATTATCGCATTACCTTTGAAATGATTTTCTAAATACGATAAAAGAGTTGATTTGCCAGAACCGATATTCCCTTCCAGAGAGATGATAGTTGGTTTATGTATATCCGTTTGTGTTTTTAATACCTCATTCGCAGTCATTTTTGTATTACAAAACATTCTTTTGCTTTTGTGTATTCTTATTTCTGTTTTCCATTTCAATTTTAAAAAAAATTGAAAATAATTTGTTTTTAATTTAAAAACAACAAAGAAAAGATAAGATGGATCTAAATCAACGTAAGCTCAACAAATCAGAATGGGATTCTATTGAAATTCCTGTTTCTGCAGAAGAAATAAGAATATTACAATTAATTATTAACGGAATGTATGATGTCAATATTCGTGTGAATAATCATTATTCGTTGATAGGTTATTTGAAAATAGAATTCAGTACAAAGATGGAGGATTATCTTTATAACAGGTATCTAAGAGAAAAAATAAATATTATGATAGAAAAATATAAGATCGCAGTTGTAATAAATTGTGATACAAAGGTTCAAATAAAAACTGCCGATAAAATACGATTAGAAAAAAATGATGAGAAACATTTGTCTAGTCAGGACATATATGAATACGTGATAATAAACGAATTAGAAAAAATGTTCAAATACAGTTCGCACATGAAGTTATGCAAAGAAAAGAAAAAAATGACAGAATATGAGAAATACAAATCAAAATTTTTACTACATTATTTTACACTTCATAAACTGATTCGTTTTAACGTAGATAAGATAAATAGACATATTTTAGAAATAACACAAACTATCCTTCGTTCGTATTCAGAAGATGAGAACATGATATTTGATTTGGTTCATGCAAGTGTGGATTTGATAGAAAAAAATGCTTTGTTGCTGAAATACGGCGATTTATCTTTGTATGAACATCAAAAAGAAATATTTACCACTTTCAAGCAAAATTCTTTACCGAAATTAGTTTTGTACATGGCGCCAACCGGAACTGGAAAAACGATGACTCCGATTGCTTTATCGGAGAAGTATAAAGTAATCTTTGTATGCGCTGCAAGACATGTTGGGTTAGCTTTGGCACGTGCAGCGATTTCAGTACATAAAAAGGTAGCTTTCGCTTTTGGATGTTCTAGTGCAGATGATATTCGATTGCATTATTCTGCAGCCAAAGTATTTACTAAAAACAAAAGAACTGGTGGTATTGGAAAAGTAGATAATAGCGTAGGAGATAACGTAGAAATTATGATTTGCGATATTAAATCGTATTTGCCTGCGATGTTTTACATGAAATCATTCCATTCGCCAAATAATATACTTTTATATTGGGATGAACCAACCATTACGTTGGATTATGAAGAGCACGATATTCATGAAAATATAAAACAAAACTGGAAACATAATTTAATACCCAACATAGTTTTATCTTCGGCAACTCTACCAAAAAACAACGAATTAACCGAAACAATTTCTGATTTTACAAATAAATTCCCGAATGCACAGATTTGTAACATCAATAGTTATGATTGTAAAAAGAGTATTCCGATTATCAATAAAGATGGATACGTTGTTCTCCCGCATTATTTATATGAAAATTATGCGGATGTTGTAAAGGCAGCTCAGCACTGTGAAAACAACCTGACGTTGCTGAGATATTTTGATTTGAATGAAGTAGTGCAATTTATTCAGTTTTGCACACAACAGAATTTTATCAAAGTAAAAGCGAAAATGACGAGGTTTATAGAAACGATACAAGATATTAGTATGAGCAATATTAAAGTGTATTACTTGTCCGTTTTGCAAAATATTATAGAAGGATCGTGGGGATGTATCTTTGTTCATTTTAAATCTACACGTAAGCCAAGATTGCCTAGCAATAATACAGTTGATGAAAAAGGGGTTAAACTATTTGTAAAGTCGTCCAGTATCGGTCCAGGTGTTACTTTTCAAGAGAAATTGAGTGGTGGCGAATTAAAAAGACTTGTTAGCGAACAAGTCATACACCATTCTGCGAATGCTGTTACAAATTGTGTGTTGGTGACTACTAAAGATGCTTATACTTTGACAGATGGTCCTACAATCTTTATTACTAACCAGATTGAAAAAATTGCAAAGTTTTATATTCAACAAGCTAATATTCCTGTAAAGGTTATGGAGGATTTGCTTACGAAGATTGAGCACAATAATGTGCTGAACACAAAATTGAATGAATTAGAGAGCACAGTAGAATTCTTAGAAGCAAAAAAGGTTCAAACAGACGAGAAAACAACCAAAAAGGACGCCAAAATGATTCATGATGATGAATGTAAAAATTATTCAGAAATTCAACAGCTTACGACTCAAATCGGTAACATTAAAACTCTTATTAAGAATGCGAGCCTGAATGAAGTGTTTGTTCCGAACAAAAAATTACATTTGAATAAATGGGCAGCAGGTTTAGAAACAAACGCATTTACGAGTAATATTGACGAATGTGTAGTGAATGAAATTATGTTGTTGCATGGTATTGATGACAGCTGGAAAATTTTGCTTATGATGGGTATTGGAGTGTTTACCAATCATAATAGTATTGCGTATACAGAGATTATGAAAAAATTGGCAGACCAACAAAAATTGTATATGATTATTGCGTCAAGTGATTATATTTATGGAACGAATTACCAGTTTTGTCATGCATACATTAGCAAAGATTTGAATTTGACTCAGGAGAAAATTATTCAAGCGATGGGACGTATTGGCCGAAGTAATATTCAGCAGAATTATACGGTACGATTTCGCGACGATGATTTGATTACAAAGATATTTACAGCAGATTCAGACAAGCCGGAAATAAGAAATATGAATCGGCTATTTAACAGCCAATAATGTTAGTCTCGATACTTAATTTATAATATCTATTCATTATTTGTAATTTTTAATAAAAATTTATTTTTTTACACATCTTCCTTTATCGTTTCTTCTTGTATTTGATGGACATTTATTGATACATCTGTTTGTGCTTGGATTTAATTCTTTTCCTTCTGGGCATTCTTTTATTTTTCTTGTAAGAACACTTTGATTCTGAGTCTTTTGGAGTTGTTTAGTTTTTTTATTTCTGGTAGTTTTCACAGACAATTGTGTTTGATTCAAAGGTTTGGGGTCTAAATTCGCAATCATTTGTAATTTGGGACTTAAAGAAACGACGGGACTTTTTTCAACTATCAGTTTCTTTCGTTTTTTTTGAATCTGAACTTTTACTACCAATCGATGATTTTCAAATTTTTTATTTAATCTTGATAAAATGCCCTCTTTGGATAGAATAGTTTCGTATTCGTTTAGTATTTTTTCCGTATCTATAACTCTAGTTTTAGGGTTAAAATCACACATAGAAAGAAAAAGACTAGATGCCTTTTTGAAAAACTCTTCTGTAATTA